AACTTCCTGGTGAACAAGCCAATCGTCCTGGTTCCGGAACTGGACAACTGGACATTTAACATGGCGCCGAACATCAAGTTCCTGAACCATATCACCAATCCCGTCGGAGGTCCCGTCCCTATCCCGGAGCAGTTCCGGTTGATCCCGAACGGCCTGGTCCAGACCATCGTGAACTTCCGGAAGCAGACGATGTCCTACGTCCGTCCCTGGAAGGACGTGCCGAAAATGCCGGCGAACACCCTGACCCAGGCTATCCTGTCCTACAACTCGCTCTACCGGGCGAAGGTCATCGGCATCATGAAGAACTACCGTCGTTTCAACTACGTCATGGCGACGATTCTCAACATGATCTGCCAAATGCCGGAGCAGAATCATTTCATCCCGATCCCGGTCGGGAATGTCCAATATGAGAAGGCGGACTTCATGATGGCCTTCCGGGAATACACGAAGGCCACCATCCGTCGGCCGAACGACCCCTGGTATGCCCTCCTGATGAACCTCACGACCTTCATGCATGTCGAGGACGACCATCATTCCCTGTTCTCCTATCTTCCGGAGAAGATCCTCCCGAGAATCCACTTCATCTTCTACTCGAAGACGAACATGGTCATTGCGACGTTGCAAAACCTCAAGGAGTTCAACAAAGGGAAGACGGATCTTGTTCTGGTGAAATTCCTGAAGCAGATGGGGGCCCTGGCCTTGCAAGGCCAGATCATCTCCTCCACGGACTTCGGCGTCCGCCCGGTTTCCGGCGCAATCGACACGGAAGTGGAAGAAGAGATCACGGAACAGGAGATCAACTCCGACGATCTGGAGCGGATCATCGAGGTGAAGGAACGTCCGGAAGCGGAACAGCGTCCGTCGCCTACCTTGTCCCCGGACGTCTCTCCGGACGAGGTCGTCTCCCGGCCAAAACCGGAGGAGGAGCCTGTGTCGGAGCCCATGCGCTTCTCCATGCGGTCTCTTGTCCCCGATCTGAAACGCTACGCCAGGGTCGTCATGGAGCTCGCCCGAAAACTCGACTTCCGGAAGGATGTCCGGACAGAGATCGGCATTCGAGATCGTCTGGTCAAGGCCATCACCAATCTCTCTCGGAGAGTGGATGAAGACGCAAAGCCACCTGTCGCGATGCGAGGTGTGTCGGGAGGGACCCATCCGGAAGATGTTCAGGAGACGCCTCCCGTCGAGATCCAATCGAATCTCATCCCGGAGAACGCGAAACCCGAGATGGTCAAATCGGAGACGCTGGAGGATATTCTGGAATCCCCGATCCCGGAAATCCAGGAAGTGAGACGGGAAGTCGTCACAATTCGACCGACCCTGGTCAACAATGGCCGGACGATTGTCAACGCCCCGGCCTACACGAAAGCCCCGAGCGAATCCGCCAGGAAGGCGTTTGACGCCGCCACGACGGATGAGATCGACGCCAGGGCGGCTGAAACCATCATGAAAGCCACGCACTTGACGAAAGCCCAGGAAGACCGTGCGGTTCGCCTGGCGGAAGCCTACAAGGAGATTGAGCTCAACGGAAAGACCTTGCAGACCATCCTGAACGAGTCACCGGATGACCAGGTCTCCAAGAACGAGCTGGATTTCCTGAAAGGGCAGGTCCCGGATGAATCCATGCTGAAGTCCTCCGTCGCCAATTTCGACACGGAATACATGGACAAGTTCTTCATGAAGGATCTGGTCGCCGTCCTCACCTCCTTTAATAAGGTAGGGATGTTCCTGAAGGATCTCAAGATCACGGACACGTCCAATTCCCAGGACAGCAAGATGGAGGTCAAAGCCATCTATGAAGATCTCAACCATAAGACCCATACCGTCCGGTTCACCGTGCCGAAAGTGGACAAACGGGGCTACTGCTACATCAATGGCGGACTGAAGGTGCTGAAGAAACAACGCATCACCGTGCCGATTTGCAAGGTCTCCCCGATCCGTGTCACCCTGTCCTCCGACTACAATAAGTACCTCGTGGAACGGGTGAAGTCTGTCGCCCATAGCTTCATCAACTACATCGACAAAATCGTGGAGGTATCCGAAAAGAAGATCAAGGTCGTGTTCGGATCCGCATCTCTTCCGACCCAGCCGTTCCCGTACGAATACACGGCCATCGCCCGGAAGTACACGGCCATGACCATCGCCGATCAGGATGACTCCCGTCATCCCTGGATCTTCCACTTCAACGACCCAGCTAGACTCGTGGAGCTCTATGGTGCATCCGGCATACCGGAGGATGTCGTGAAAGACGCCCAGGACAACGAGGACGACGTCAAAGGCTATCTGGTCGGCATCCACAACACCCAGTCCCCGGTCTACGTCTATATGAAACTGGACGGATCCCTCGTTCTCTACAATGCGGAGGACGGCGTCACGAACGACGGGTCTACCTTCATCGATCTTGTCTGCGAATTGTGCAATCTGGACATCTCCCACCTGAACGAATGGACGGAGTTCAAGCTTCTGTCCAAGTCCGTCCCGGTGATCTTCGCTCTGGCTTATCGATATGGCCTGTCCTACATGCTGAACTACATGAAGACAAAATACGCCATCTACGACAAGAAGGCAAGATATCCGAGGCGCCAGTCCGATGTCATCATCAAGTTCAAAGACAAGGTCCTGGTGATCCCGAGGGCTCCCTTGAGTCATAGTCTCATCTTCGCCGGGCTGAACAACTACGAGAAGTTCCTTCTGAAGTACAACATCGAGGACATGGACGACAAGAACACCTACTTCGAATTGCTTCAATCGAAGAAGATGTCCGTTCACAACCTGAAAGGCATCGACAACTATTTCGACCTGTTTGTCGACCCTATCACGAGGGATGTCCTCTTCAGGATGGGCGAACCCACCGACGCGAAGGACCTCCTCATCAGGGCCACGACCCTGCTTACAACGGAGGATCATCCTCCGGTTGCCGCCTCGACCAACTACCGTTTCCGCAGCGATGAAAGAATCTGCACAGCGGCGTACAAAATCCTGGCGAACACCTACGCCACGTTCCGCTACAGAGGCATCGGCGCCTCCAACACCTTCTCCATCCGGGATTTCGAGATCACGAACATGGTCATCAACGACCAGCTGATGGAGCCGGTGGAGCAGATCAATCCCGTGAACGACGTCAAGTACCGTGAGGAATACGGGCATGGCGGAGCCGGCGGACGGCAGTCCACCGACACCTTCATGATCGACGATCGGCAGTGGCCGGAGGACGGCGTCGGCATCATCGGCGAATCCTCCGTCGACAACGGCAAGACCGGCTATGCCGGAAACATCAGCTGCAACCCGACTATCGACAACATCCGTGGCCTGACCATCAACAAGAAACTGGAGGACATCACACCGAGCGAGGCGTTCACCAGCACGACGTTGCTTGGGCCTTGCGCCGTCAACGACGACTCGAAGCGTGTATCGTTCTTGAACATCCACCTTTCCCATTATGTAGCGACAAAGGAAATGTCGCTGCCACGAGTCCGTACCGGTTACGAGCGTGTTCTGGCCCATCGATGCAAGCCGCCGTTCTCCTACACAGCGGAAGAGGATGGCATCATTGAGACCATCAATGAGGAGTCCCACATGCTGGTGGTCTCCTACCCGAAGTCCAGGCGGAAGATCTCCGTGGAATACGGGGACCTTTATACCAATAACGGAGGCGGTGGCTTCTACTGTACGCAGAACATCGTCATCAACGGCTTCAAGGAAGGCGACAAGGTCAAGCGAGGCGATGTCATCGTCTACAACAACCGCTTCTTCAAGCCGGATCCGTTCTCGAAGCAGGTCGATCTGTCCTTCGGGCAGCTGGCGAATGTCGCCATCATTGACATGTCGAGGACGGTGGAAGACTCCGACATCATCTCCGCCCAGCTGGCGGAGAAGCTGGAGTTCAATCCTGTCCATCCCCGTGACATCGTCATCACGAAGTCGACGACCATCCACAAGTACGCGGCCGTCGGGACGGAGATCTCCAACGTCGATCCGCTCATGATCTTCGACCAGTCCGCCATTACGGACGACATGTTCGGTGGCGTCGATGAAGAGACAGCTGAGCTGCTGGCGAAGGTCAACCGCCAGACACCGAGGGCGAAGTTCACCGGAAGGATCGTCAAGATCGATGCGTTCTACCTTGGCGATACATCCGAGATGTCCCCGTCCGCACGCAACCTCGTCAACCTCATCAACCGGGAGAAGACGAAGAAGGCGAACGTCTCGAAGGGCACCGACAACGAGGCCGACTATCCGGCCACGACGAACATCACGGACTCCGCCCGTATCGGGGCGACCGTGCTGGAAGAGGACACCCTCATCATCCGCTTCTACATCCAGCAGGACATGTCCATGGGCGGTGGCGACAAGGTGGAGTTCGACTCCTCCCTGAAGTCCGTATCGGCCGGGACGGTCGAACATGGATGGGACACGGAGGATGGCAGTGTCACATGCGACGCGTTGTTCTCCGCCGTCGGCATTCACAAGCGTCTGATCAATTCCCCGATCCAGACCGGCATCATGAACCGGAACCTGGAGAAGATCGAGAAGGACGTCCTGGAAATGTACTTCGGAAAATAAAACGGGCAGAGCCAGGAGGCTGGGGTGACCCAGCCTCCTGGCGTCTGTTCACATGTTAATTGTGATGTAGAGGATAATCCAGAACTTCTTCCCCTTTATAAAGGAGCCGATGGTGGTAGTCCTTTCCGGACCGGAAGAAGTCATACACGATGTCCGGTATCTCGAACACACGGAAGACCTGGTCGATCTTTCGGAGGAATGAGTTCAACGCCTCGATATAGTCGTCCTGCATTTCATCCAGATAGCCCATCCGCTCGACGGCGCACTTCGCCCGTTCCAGATACTGGTTGAAGTAATCCGAAATGACCTTCCGGTAGGCCTTGGTCAGTTCCGTCTTCATGTCCGACCGAAACAACAAGGTCTTGATGTCCTGCTCGATAATGGACGGAAGAGTCTGGACAAAGTGACTGTATTCGCTGAGATAGATGTTCGGACGGTCGTCGATCGACGTCCGAAGATAGGTGAGATGTCGGTTTTCCGCCGGGCAATAGGCGTAGATGTACCGACAGCGGTGGTGGTTGACCGCTCCTCCATAGGAGAACATTCCGATGAGTTGCCCTGTCTTGTTCAGGGCCTGGTAGGCCTTCAGCCACGCCCGGTCTTCCGGGAGACTGGCATAGGTCTTTTTCTGTTGCTCCAAACGTTCTTGGATTCCTGATGTTAGATCCAGCATGTTTCTCGTGTTCCTTTCTCTAATCCTCTACTACCCTTTATGACATCAATGGCCGAAATCCAGCTGGCCGATGACGGTCGCCAGATTGACCATGCGTTTCGCTTTTCCTCTTCCGTTGGTGAATTCCAATGTCGCCATGAAGGAATCCGTGACCTCCGTCACCGTCATCTCCAGCGACTCATTATCCTTATTATCCGAGAAGGCGTTCTGCCATTCCGGAACGGATTCCCGGATCGTCTTGACGGAGCGTTCCGATCTGGTCAGAGGCTTCAGGAGAGCTTCGATGATGCGGATGGCCAGCGGCAATCCGGTCTGGGTGACTTTGGCGTCGAATGACGTCTTGACCTCGGCGAGCGGGGCCATGACACGATAAAGGTTCCTCATAGTGGCGTTTCTCCGAATGGATGTGGTTTTAACAGACAAAGGGGCCGGAACCGTCCCGGCCTATAGTATTCCCTTCCTTCCGTTAATAATTTGAGCGTTCGGTTATTCAATGCGACTCGAGACATCACGTAAAACTGAATCTAATAACAAGGAGTGTAACACCATGAGTCTATTGGACGACACCTTCGGAACAGTCGAAGCATCCCTTAACAATTACTGCCGGTTCAACACCGGATCCCTGTTCGATCTGGCTACCGGATATTTCGAGAAAGGTTATGATGACAAATGGTATCTGAACGGAGGTCTTGGTTGCCAGATCAATGGCTTTGTCGGACGGAACGGAACCTTCAAGAGCTCCCTGTCCAACGGTCTTGGCGCCCGGACACGGGCTATCTACAAGACGGTCCAGGTCATCAACGACCAGGAGAACTCCGCCGACCAGGCGAAGGACCGCGTCGAGTCCATGTGCGAGGAACTTTCCGACAGGCTTGACGACGCCAGGCCGATCTGGATACCGGGCGGCAACCAGTACTACCTGGAGAAGTTCGACGCCTATGTCATCGACCATTGCAACAAGAAACGGGAGAAGCAGAAAGATCTCATGATAGAGACGCCGTTCGTCGATCCCAAAACAGGAAAGCGGATCCGGGTCATCCTGCCCACGATCATCGACGTGGACAGTCTTACGGAGATGGCCTGCCTTGAAGAGCTTAATAAAGTCACTGCCGGAAAGAAGGAAGGCGCGGCTCCCCTGGAAGACGCCGCTATTAAGACGATCTACATGATCAGCGGCAACAAGAAGACCATGTGGACGCAGATCATGCGTCGTCGGGCGGAAGAATACGGACTGATCCTCATTATGACCGGTCATTACGACGAAAAGATGCAGATCGACCCGTATCATCCCAATGTCAAGGAGACCATGTTCGGCAAACAGAACTGGGTCGTGAAAGGCGTCGGGACGAAGTTCAAGTTCCTTTCATCCTTGTATGTAAGGACAGAAGCCGTTCCTCTGCAGGATTCGAACGGGGAAGCGTTGTACGCCGACGGCCTGACCTACTCGAAGGACATCTTCGAAGTGGATGTCAACATCGACCGCTGCAAGACGGCTGTGGCCGGGACGACGACACCGTTCGTTTGCAGTCAGAAAGACGGGCTTCTGAACGCCCTGACGAACTACCACTACATCCGTCAGGACAATTTCTGGGGATGCACATCCAACAACAAGATCAAGCAGCAGCTGGCTCTCGTGCCGAATGTCACCCTGTCCCGGAACACCGTCCGGTCCATCGCCAGCTCCACCCCGGAAGTCCGTCGTGCCCTTGAAATCACGGCGTCCCTCTGCTACATCAAGAACAACTGGAACCCGGCGAACATTCACTACGATCTCAAGGAAGACCCGAAGAAGATCTTTGATTTTCTCATGTCCGACAAGAACAAGACCCTGAGGGATGATATCCTGGCCAGCCGTGGCTGGTGGTCCCCGTATGAAGAAGAACAACCCTACATGTCCGTCGTCGATATTATCGATCTAATCAACAAAGGATGAAACAATCATGAGCGAAGAACAACAAGAAGAAACAAGGCCGTTATCGGCCGATCCAGCAGTGGAGACCCGTCCCCAGGTCATTGTCACACGGGACCCGAACTACATCCGCTTCTATTGCGACAGCATCCATTCCATCTCGTTCTTCCACGGGAACGTCAAGTTCGTTCTGGCGACCATGGAACCTCAGGTGGAGAACCAACCGACGACGAAACGCCTGGTGGGCGAGCTGGTCCTTCCGATGCGGGATTTTCTTGGCGCCGTCCAGGATGAAGTGACGTTCCTGGAGAGACTGAAGATCAGCGGCATCCTCCCTTCGGAGAAGGAAGAGGCACGTCCCGAACCGGAGCAACTTCCGAACTCCCGTTCGTAATCCGTCCGAAACGGTATCCTATGCAAAATGTTTTTCCAATAGACAACGAGAGCATCACTGAACAATAAAGAGGATACCGACATGGACAAAAACACCACCATCGCCATTTTTGTACTGGTTATGATTCTTGCCATGTTCTGCGCCGGATGCATGTCGAAAAACGAGATGTATCTGCGGATGAAGGACATTGAGAACCAGGCCAACCACCCGCCAACCTACCAGGTCCTGACGATCAAGGGCCCGTTGAACATCCCGGAAGGCGGCGAACTCGTCATACAGGCCCCGACCCAGCCGTTCGTCCATGCGAACATCCCGGACGGTCAGGCCTACCAGTTGAAGGCCCTGAACACTGCCGCATTGACAGGCGGGGCCTTGACCATGGGATACTGGATCAAACGGTCCGGTGGAGGTGGCAACACGACGACCACCAACAGCAACAACAACAATTCCGTCCTAGGGGAATAAGGAGGGCCTATGAAAGTGAGTCTCATTCTCTGCATCCTGGTTTTCCTGGCGGCTGGCTGCCAGAACATGAACGTCGCCTGGCGTGGCCAGGTGACTGTCTATTCGACGACCAACAAGGCCGAACTGGAAGGCAAAGTCGTCAACACGCCGCACTTCCGCGAAGGGAGCAAGAGCATCATGGCCCCAAAGGAGTACAGCGACTTCTTCAACCCCAACACGAAGGTGAACTCAGCCGAAACGGATGAACGGACAGAAGCCCCGCTTCGTACGGAGCATCCGAAGAAGACTGAGAACGTCTACCGGGAGGACAACGGGGCACCGGACCTTCTGGACATTGAAACGATCCAGAAGGACAAACAACCCAAGCGGGAAGACGCAATGAAATGACAAACATCGTCCCAGGGGAGAGGCGGATGCCTCTCCCCTGGGGTATGCCTTTTTGTTTTTACAGAATGCTCACGATAATCGCCAGAACAAGGATCAGCAGAAGCAGGATGCCGATGACACTCATCAGGATCGTCAGCGTGTCATTCGAGCGGATGACGTCCCAGACGCCTTTGATCCTGTCCCAGACGGACGGACCTTTCGGGACGGACGGCTCCTCCGTGGTAGCCGGCGTAACGGCGTCCTCGAGAGTTTCACCAAGAGTCTTTTCCAATGGAGCTTCTTGGGTCTTCTCTTCCTTCGGGGGTTCCGGTTGTTCTTTTGATCCCTCCGGCTTCAAAGGAGCTGGAAGATCCTCCCGGATCTCATCCACTCCGGAGTATACTTTGTATTTTTCCTTGAGGGATTTGATGATCGGTTCCAGGACTGAAATGACATGCATCGCCTCTTCCTGTGTCTCGACGACGATCTCTTCGTTCTTCAGTCGGTTGAGAATCTCTTCCGGCGGGATCTTCTTCAGCATGGCCCACATGATCTTGAACGGATCAAATCCGCCCTTGGCGGCTACGGCATTCAAAGATGCCATCGCCTGCTTGATGTCGGAGGCGGCGATCTTCTTGCCTTCCTCGGCGATGCCGGCCGCTTCCTTCAGGATGTTGAGGATGTCTTCCTTTCTGGCGGAGAGAATGGCTTTCCAGTTGGCGACTGTGTCCGGCAGTTTGTCCAGGAGGGCCTTGTACTCCTCCGGATGGCTCTCCAGCTCCTGGATGATGTCCATGCAGACAGCCAGGATTTTCTTGTTCTCCGTGGCGGTGTCCCACTTCTGCATGAACGCGTTGAACGTCCGGTAGCTCCTGGAGGCGTCGTCCGCCGCGACCTTGAAGAATCCGTTCTCCTTGATCGCGACCAGTTTCTTCGCAAGGTCCACATACGGCACGGACTTCCGGGACAGCTCCGCCGTGGCGGTGTTCATGAAATCCTGCATGGCGGCTCTCGCCTGTTCTTTAAACGTCTTGTCCATATTGAGTCGTCTCCTATGGTTCTATGGGGTTTCACGTGTGTTTCCAATTGCCATAATATTCTCCAAGGGACCGGAAAGCATCCTATAGTTGACATGAACCTTTGATTTCTCTTTACCTTATTCATATAGAAGGAAACAGCCTATGACTCCTCCTAAAAACAAGCCGATCACCGGCTACACGAACCTTTACGGGGAACCTCTCCAGAATCTCATCCCGACGATGTACGCCCTGGGGAAAGTCCAGGCAGGGCGAGATCCGGTCCTGCCAGACGGCACCCTCATCACAGACATGAACCGGTTGTTCCGACCCGGCATCTACCGGATATCGGAAGGGGCCGCCAATCTTGACAATGCCCCTGGTCCGACCGACGCCCCGGCTTATGTCGTCCACATCATGGAAGACCCGGACGGATACGCCAGAGGCGGCCATGTCGAAGACTCCCCGGTGAATGTCGAGATGACGGCCCGTCAGATCCGGTATCTGTCCTCCGACGCCGGCACGCCGATCATGACCCGCCTCGGCGTCCGTGACGCCGTCATCGCGGATTTCATCCAGGAGGGGGTTGACTACACGGTCGTCCCGACCGTCCAACGGATCAGCACCACACTGGGCAGCACGGTATCCGGTATCCCCAGATATGCCTTTGTGAAAGACATCGGCATCTGGATCCGCTACACCGTCGACAGTGCGAACGGCGTCATCTGGGAACCGGCCTATACATGGGGTCTGTGGAGACCCATCTCCGGAAATGACCCGATCATCAAGCTGACCTCCAATACGGTCGCCATCCCCTATACGCATTATGTCTCCTATGGTCGTTATTCCCTGGAGCTTCCAGACGCCTCCGGCTGCGAAGTTGGGGCCAGAGTCCGACTGGACCAGTGGAACGGCAACGGCTATGTCTTTACACGGGACAACCTGGGAAATGTTTCAGAGTATAAAGACACGACGCCTGCTTTGCAGACCGTCGGGTTGAGCGACCTGACCTGGCATGATGACATTCTTCTTCCGGATGGCACGACGTTCTACAAGCAGGCCGGATCCGTCTGGTCCACGGTCGACGGATCCGTCGTCTATGTTATCAAGAAAGCCACGCTGAAACGGACAACTGGTGATATCGTCCAGCGGTTCGTTCTAGTCGACCGGGAAACGGATGTCGTGAAACGGGCCTGTGGAACCGACATCGAATACCCCATCGGAATCCATGTGTCGTATTCCCCGACAGAGGATACGACGTTCCAGGCAGGCAAGACCTATTATACTCGGGAGATCGTGAACGGCGTCGAGGTGTTCACCGCTTATGCCGACGCTCCTGTGGGGACGACGATCTCCGGAACCTACTACGAGAAGTACACCAACGCCAGATGGTACGATGTCAACGGCACCACGGGTTCCCTGAAACCGGAGGACATCACGCTGGCGGACATCCTGGCCGGGACACCGACGAATCTTCTTCTCACCAACACCGACCTTCCGTCGAATATCCTTGGCTGCACGACCTACCAGTTCGAGGTCACGTATGATCTTCATGACCCGACGAAGAAAGTCTGGTCCCTGATGCAGTCCTCCGACATGGAAGCGTACATCGCCCGTATCAACGAGCAGCTCGGGTCCACGGTCAACGCCCATTCCGAACGGCTTGAGAACATCGAGGCGACCGCCGACGCCATCTACAACGACATGAAGGCGTTCAAGATGAAATACATGATGGCCGAACGGCATATCTTCGTCCGGGACATCGGCGGCCGCACCATCTTCGGCGACAATGCCAAAGTGCAAGGGGAACCGCTTCTCCGCTATCGGGAAGGCGAATACCTCCCGCTGGCGTCCATCACGGACAGCAGCTATATCATCCAGATGTTCCAGGCCCGTCTGACCCCCATCTACCATATCCATAAGCACGATATCGCCACCCAGCCGAGGACATTGTTCCTTCCGACGCCGGCGGAGGTCCTGATTGGAAAGGAGGTGAAGCTCATCCTGGAGCCGTTCACCCAGGTCATGGTCTATGACAATAACAGCAGCACCCGCTACGGGTACACTCTGACAGGGGCCCAGCCTTTGACAAACGACCCGATCCAGCTGGTCGTCTATACGTTCACGCTGGACCGTGTGGTCCTGCCGACTCCGATAGACGGACGGCAATACGAACTACTTTGGACCTACACGCGGGAAGTCCGTTCCACGAAAGCACTCTACGCATAAGGAGATACTGACATATGGCTAAGAAATCATTCCAGCGCATTACCATTCCGGAAAACAACATCGATCAAGCCAGTCTCGCAAGACACCTGTCCGACCCTGATCCGCATCCGGCCTACATGAAGGCGAACGCCCAGCTCGGCGTCAACTACCCGAAGCTCTTCCGGTCCGTGGAGGAATTCCAGAAGATGCCGGTGACGACCAGCGCCGGGTTGTTCGACCCGTCTTTGGTGTACTACATCGGCGGAAACGAGATCGCGGATCCCGTCACCGGACAGACCTTCGCGCCATTCCACCCTTACTCCTATGACGGAACGACGACGGAGGTCGAAGGGGTCCAGTATCCCCTTTGGCATGACCAGATCGCCAGTTTCGGGGATTTCAACACCGCCATCCGGGCGGCCATCCTGGCCCATTCCAATGACAACGATGGGAACCCGAATCCGATCCATCCGAGTCTGGCCAGAAAGGTCCACACGCATACCGCATCGGAGATCAGCGGTATCCTGGAATCTGTCAGAGACGCCGTCTCCGAGGGATACGTGTCCATCTTCGACAAGGTGACGGATTTCAATGAACAGCCGAGCAACAAGAAATCCGTTCTCTACATGGGATATGATTCCGATCCCTATTACTGCGGGCACATCTATCAATACAATCCGACCGAGGGGCAATGGGAGGACAAGAGTCCAACCCCCAGCGCGTCAGAACCTGTGGACATGGAGAGCATCGCGGAGGCCCACAATGCGAATGAGCAGGGATTCAATCACGACAATCTCCCATACGCCGCCGCAGACGAGTTCAACCTGCTCGCCGATCGGGTGACCGGCATGGAAACCATCATCGGCGCAACGGCCGAAAAGGAAATCATCTACAAGGTAGGGTCCACCTATACGGATGGGAACACCTACCGGCAGAATGATGTTCTGGTAAAGGAATTCGTGACGCTCGCCGGAGCGCTCGATGAGATCAAGAGACAGCCACCGTCAGACTGCGAACACAGAATCATGCTTGCCTCAAGTGAGACATTCGAGCTAAATGTCACACGGAACTCCACGCTCGGCGGAAGATACGAGATGATTGGATATTGCCTGTCGATCAGCGGAACTCAATCCTCCATCAATATATACAGCAACGGTTCATCTGGCTCGGGGAGTTCATACGGGCTGACCGGTGCGGAATGGATCCTGAGATGCAAGAAGTTCACGATCCTGTCCGGAGTGATCTTCATCGGCGGGAGCGTATGCTTCTACGAAACCAATGTATCGGGACCGTTTTCCTGCAAACCGACGTCCGGCGGAGCCAACGCCAGACTCAAGTTCATCAAGTGCTCGGGGGTAGTGTCTGTGAATTTCAGCATGAGTCCGGATGCCACTTCCGGGACGCCGTGCGTCGACGTACGAGACTCAATCATGACGTTCACATCGCTGGACATAAAACCGGCGATTCGAGGGAACGCCGGTCTCCCGGATTATACGTCCGACGACTATGGGGCCTACGCTCTGTTCATAGCGGACTCGATCGTCCATTTCAAAGACGGGAGCGTCAATATCTCCGGAGGAAACCACGGCATCGTTCTCGTCAGTTCCAAGATGGATATCTATCCGACGGTCTTCAAGATTACGTCCGCCACCGGCATTCTCCTGAAAGACTCCGAGATGGTCATCTCTGGAAAGCAGTCCGGGATGATTCTAAGCGGAACGTACAAGGCTCTCAGAGCCGTCCGCAGCAAGTTCGTCCAGTATAACAGCAATACATCGAATGTGTTCACGATGTCGACGACCGGAGCCACCGTGAAGGATGCCGCGGCCGATGTCGACGAACATTCCTTTGTTGAACTGAACAAGGCAAAGCTGGCGACATCCAACACAGGCACCGCTGTGAAGGTATCCAGGATGTCCGATGTGCTCATGAACAACTGCACGATAACTTCCAACCAGGTCGGCGTGGACGTCTCGGATATGTCTCGTGCGAGTCTCAAGACCTGCACGATCCGGTCAACGACCGACCCGTACTCCATCGATCCGAACTCCCTGTCGTTTGACGGGTCCCGGATCAATGTCTTGAATTCCTAAAAGAAAAAAGAAGATGCTCCCCAGCGCCGACCGGTCGGCGCTGGGGATGCATGTTCATTGTTGTGTTTGTCAAGGTGTTGATTCCTTCACGGGCATATTGGAATCGCCTCCGAGGAACAGGTTCTTGATGACATCCGAATTCTTGAATCCGGTGATGATCATGAGGATGACGGCAGCCGCCGTCGATATGCGGACGATCCACTTCTCGACGGTCGAGAGACGCTCGCCGTGGCTTTCGACCTGGGTCTCGACCTTCTCCATCGTGGTCTTCAGTTCCCGCACATCCGTTTCGATCCCGGTCATTCGGGTGTCCATCGCGTCTACGGCCTGTCTTGTCTGATTCTGGGCTTCCCGGTTGGCGACAGTCTCCCTCTGGATCTGTTCCATTCCGGTTTTCAGCAGTTCGAAGTTGGCATCTGTCTTCGCGTTCTGCTTGGCCGACTCCTCCCGGTCCGTCTGGACGACTTTTACGAGTTCCTTGATGGACTGCTCGAATTTCGCGTCCATGGTCTCCTGGTTGCGGAGCCGTTCTTGCATGGCGGATACGGCCGCCTCCTGTTTGCAGGGGTGTGCTGATGGTGGTGACATGGTTTGTCTCTTGGGCCTCGCTTGATTAAAGGGGATTACACAATCACACACGCCGATTTACTTTACGACTTGGTAGAGCTTGTTCAGAACGATCGTCATGTTGTGTGAAACCGCCATGAGATCGAGGGAGCAGGTTCCGTAGAGGTCGAGGGCTTTTGCCGTGACCAGTGCGGACTGCGACATCATGTCGGCCACCGGTTTGCCGACATGGACGTCCCGGACAGCCGTGATGTCCGAAACGACACCGGATATGTCCGTATAGAGCTCGTCAATACGGTCCATATGGTAGAGATATTTCTCCGTCTCAATGCAATTGATCCGGGTCCTGCGGAATTCCTCCATAGACGCGAAGGACTTGCCGAATGTGAAGGTGTGGGTACGGGAGTCGAAGGAGGTATTGCGAAGTTTCGTCGCATTGGCAAGCGGGGTCGTCAGGGCGGTGGTCAGCCCATGCAGCACCTGGACGGCCGCGCTGGCATCCTCCTTGTTCAAGACCTGTTCCCGGACATGCTTGAATTCCTTCAGCATGCCGGCGAGGGTGTCCTCGATCTTCAGGAGACCGAAGGCCTCCGAGAGGTTCTTCACCGTCTGAGGGTATGGCGTCGCCATGCCCATCGGGATGTCGACCGTCATGTTCCGGAGATCGAAGTAGTTCAGGCCTTCGATGGAATGGACCAGGGTCGCATGGTCATTGCAGTATTTCTCCAGCTCGCCTCTCTTGGTGGACTGGTTGAATCTCGTCAGGGTGACTTTCAGGACATTGCCAGTCCGGATGAACAGGTCGATGATATTGTTGATGCCGGTCTTCAGGGATTCGTCGGACTGGATGGCCCGGCAGTCCGCCACGATCTTCTCATAGGAGTCGGGATTGCCGCCCAGGCTTTCGGGTAGTTTGATGATGGACATGGGTGTTCGCCTCGTCTATATGGTTAAATGAATTGGTAATCAAAGCGCGTCATAACATGCCTTTCCGGAAGAGGGAAAAGAAAAAGAAAAGATATTCTGGGGGCTGACGTTGTTAGCCCCATAGCGGATTTGATGACGCAGTTGTCTCTGCGGCCTGATCAGAAGATCAGGCGATAGATTCCGTACCCTACTAGTGCATAGATCAGCAGGGCCGTGCATCCGCCAGCGATGAAGCTGAGACGTCCTCTCGTCGTCTTGAACGACTTGTAGGTTTTCACGGCATACCGGCAGTAGGCGAAAAACATTTGATAAAGATAATTTTCCATGATGGTTCCTTTGGTTAATGATTTGCTCTTTCAACTACCAAAGGCATATATACGCATCAACTCTTCATCCACACCCACGGGACGTTTCCGTCCCGTGGGTGTGGCGATCTGTTTACCTTATTAACTGGCTGCTGTCTTGATGGCTGCGAAGATATCGTCTTTCGGGCTTTCCTCCTTGCTGGAGGTGTTCGCGTAGATGTCCCGGATGGACATGTCTTTTCCTCCGAGATCGTCCATGATCCCGAGATCCTCCCCGAGGAACTGGTACGCGATGAACCGTTCGCTCATTTTCGGGAGGTTGTGGTCACGATGCTTGTTGATGTACCACGTCATGTAGCTTCCGTCCGGGGTGTTCTCGATGACCTGGAAGATCAGGACGTCCAGAGGCTTCTTGATACCCTTGGCGTCCGACAAGGTGGCCGCGGACAGCTTCTTCACCGGGCAGACTTCGCCGCTCGCGATGAGTCGTTCAGCGTCCGCATCCAGCTGGATGCCGGTGAAGATCGTGATGTCCTTCGCCTGGGCCAGGTCGTAGCATCTCTGGAAGAGATGCACCAGGTCCTGGGCGGCGTTGTTCTTTTCATTGCCTTCCGGCTTCATCAACGATAGATAGTCGATGACCAGAACGACAATCTCGTGACCCTTCGCCTCGAGATTCGCGATCAGCTTCAGGAGGTTGCTGAACCCGAAGTCCTCGCCATTGAACTTCCTCATGATGAGCTTGTTGCCCAGCCGGTTATAGTAGGCGTAGTTGAAATCCACGAGCTCGTCCATCGTCATATCTCGTGGGACCGGACGATGGTTTGAGGAGATGTACGCCTGCTTCGCCATCGCGATGAAGTTGTTCGAGACGTTGTTCTCCAAGGTGATATGCAGGATGGTCGGGATCTTGGTCGGATCCTTCAGTTCATATTTGTTATAGACGGTCGCCCATCTCGAGATGCTGTTCAGTGTCAGGGACTTCCCGTGGTGGGATGCCGCCGCTATCCCGACGAACTCTCCTCGGGTGACGCCTCCGGCCTCGCCGAACAAGGCATTCAATCCCTGTAGGCCCAGCTTGAAGACGTTCTTCTTCCGGTTGTTGTCGTACCGGGTATAGCTGAGCTGCATGGATCGCTTGGAGGTGAAGTCCAGCTCGTCCTGGCATTCGACGGTCCCGACGATGGTGTCCTGGACCTTTGTCAGCTCATTGGCCTTCTCCATGAGGTTCATCATGATCAGGTCGTTCTTCGTCTCGTCCCCGATGCTGTATTTCCTGCACAGGGACAGGCTGTCCAGCAGTTTCTCGTTGACGGAACTGAACGTCGCCCAGTTCTGCATCCGCTTGATGAGGAGATCCTCCTTCCTTTGGGAGATCCCCTGCTCCGCGCCCTGCTTCAGCATCTCGGCGACATTGTCGACCAGCATCTGGTCCTTCTTCGCCAGCTCGGACGCCTTGATCTTCAGGATGATCCTGTTCCGGTCGGACTTCTTGTCCATGCTGGTCTCGTTCTTCACCAGGTCGGAGATGATGACGAAGATCGTCTCCATGTCCGGGTCGACGGCTACCTGGTTCTTGCGGCTCTTCGCCGCCTCGTACATATCTAATATTCTTTCCAGGATCTGCTTCGCCTCCTCTTTCTCGGAGAAACAGGCAAGGTTCAGCGCGTCCAGGACAAAGTCGGTTGTAATGGGTAACATGACGGTTTGGCCTTTTGTCGTTCATCCTATGTGTCAGATGATGATGCAGACATCATTCGTCCGCAAAATATGACCTTTCTGGCAAACTTTTATATTGGGAATTTCCACATCCAAAGGACACGCCCTATGAGCTATATCCACTTAATATCGTCTCCGGACGCCCTCGTCCGGAAGGAATGGATCGCCGATCCGAAGAAGGCTTACTTCTCCTTGGAGGAACGGGATCAGTGCGGCTATCTCCTGCAGCACGCCCTTTTCCTGAACGTCCTGAAGTCCCTCTACAAGGTCGTCCCGACACTTCTGGAAGACTACGTCAAGGATATGACCGACATGATCAGGCGGTACATCCGGTTCATTGACCAGGACTGGACCGCATCAACCGTCTCAAAGAACTGTTGCATGTACATGGACCAGCTTCTCCAGTATCCCGGGGTGACGAACTACGAAGGCCTCATCTACGAATTGGACACCCATATGTCCGAAGCCTACCCGAGGATCCTCCCGAAATCATTCTATGCTCCTTATCTCGAGTACTTCGGTAAACTCCAGAGAGGAGAGAACATGGATGTATCCGTCATCGGCGACGTCGCCGTCCCGACGTTCTCCCTGAGAGGACGCTGGCTGATGGTCGGCGACACCCACATGACGGGATATCATATGAACGATGCCTCCAGGAAAGCGATGGAGCTTGGTCCTGTCCTCATCCCGGCGGACTCCTATTTCGGGTTTCTGCTGGGGTTCCCGTGGAACAGTCTGAACTTCTCCGCCTTCATGGGCATCTTGGGCTCGTACGGTTTTGACTTAGACCGCTCGGCCTGTGCTCAGGGCTCGTACGAGCCCATCTACGCCGTGGTCAGATCTGTACTGACCTGCTACAAACCGGCAATAAGTCCATACGTCGACTCGTTGTCGACTTCATTCGACGACACGTACTACAGACGGTTGTTCGTCTCCTTCGTCATCGCCTTGCGGAAGCTGCACGGGCTCAAGATTGAAAACGCGAGTCTCCTGGCGGAGTTCCTCTCCAAGGAGAAGGATGAAGGGATGGATGACTTGACCCAATACCTCTCGGCGGTGAATGCCGAAGGGGTGAGCTCGGAGATGCAGAGCGCTTTCCGGAAGTCCGTCTTCGGACAGTTCGACGAACTCGATATCACCTATCGGGCGAATCGGCTAAAGAAGGGGAATGTGTCCACCGGAATCGCCGGCTCCACAGCGTCCATCGACTTGTCTACCTCCAAGGAAACTCTTGATGCCTGCTACCTTCAGGAAGTCAGGATAACAGAGCCGGCACCTTACCAAGACAAGAAATCAAACACAGATGAATCTGACGACGCGTCAACCTCCGGATCAGACGTGGCTCTGGACGATCTCCCTGGCGGAGACGAACTGGATGCCACTCCTGACGAAGGTGATGCCGGGGCAACTGGGGATGACGATACCTCAGGTACCGGGTCAGATGGGACGGATGATCCGTCTGTGGCGGAGAATGGCAATCCTGGCGATCCGACGAATCCGAACGCCAACGGGAATGGGAATCCTGACACACATATCCCGGACCCTGCGGACGTGAGCGACAAGAAGGGCGTCAAGATTGAACTGGCCTCCAGCGAGTCGACTGATACTTTTATTTGGCGACGGGAACTCAAGGCTTACCTGAAGAAGGTCGTCGCTAACCCGCCGAAAGGACTTTCGGTGGAGAAAATCGAGGGCCTCAGGAATGTCCTGGCCTACCTGATCAACATGCTCTCCCCGCAGAGCGTGTACGATGTGGTGAACAGCCTGGTCAAACTGCCCTCTGAGTTCAAGATCCACAAGCATAAGAAAGACAAAGACAAACTTGAATAGGTGTTACCATTATGGCAAAACAACCCATGTCCAGCTTTGAAAGCTATTCCATTGATATCCAGAAGTGCCTTCAGACGGCGAATGCTGAAGGTCAGCGTCTGTCCCTCGAAGCGTTGTCCGACATCGCGCAGGATGTCAACAACCGCGTCGAGAATTTCATCAACCAGTACTGCAGCAACCTGATCGTGAAACGCGGTACGAAGTCAGAGTTCACGCAAGTCGCCGACAACGTCTCCTTCGAAACCCTCGTCACCCGCGCCGGCGCCGACAAGCTGACCCAGCTCGTCAGCGACTGCCATATTCCGTCCGGCTATGTTCGCGCCTGCTGCGAAGAGATCGCCATCGCGATGGACCGCGCCGCCAAGAACTCCCAGAACAAGGGCGAAGGCTGGCACCTCCAGACCGCGAGAGCGGACCATTCCTCCAACGGCAACGGCGAAATCCGCCCCTTGACGGACTTCTATCCGGATGACGTCGCCAGCAACCTCTCCAACTTCACGGTCGGTCAGGAAGCTTTTGGTGCGAACATCGACATGGTCGTCCCCGACATGAAGATCACGATCACGACCGCGATCATGAACTTCCATGCCCGCATCATGCCGCGTCTGGTCCCGACCCGTACGACGGATCAGAACAACGTCAGCATCACGAAGGAATACCTGGAAGTCTATGACAACTCCACGATCGATGGCAAGTCCAGCCGCCTGGTTGACCTCTATGACAACCCCGAACTCGCCAACAACGAGCTGAAGGACATCATCGCCCTGGAAGCGAACGACGAACAGCACAAGTATGTCGTCAAAGACGGCATCCTGAAGTTCAACGAAGACATCAACCTCATCAAGCTGTCCTTGGACGCCTCCAAGCCCGGCTATGAGCGCGCCAACCGCACCGACCTCGTCGAGGAAAACGTCCGCTTCAAGTATGCGTACGTCGCCCTGACGACCGGCAGCAAGACCGAAGTCTTCCAGTGCGCCGCGAACGAGTCCTACAACCGCCTCAGCCGTGTCACGGACGGCCGTGACTCCGCCGACCGCGGCAAAGCCAACCTCCGCTACCGCGTCAAGCTGTACAAGAACACGACCATCGCCACCTCCGATATCGCCGGCGACTGGGAATCCAAGACCACGGAAATCCTGGCCAACCTCCCGACCAACGAATACATCGAACTGACGATCGCCGTCTCCCCGTACATCAACCTGAAGAACTCCATGACGACCTGCACCGGCAGTGTCCGTGTCAAAGGCGGCAACTCCGTCGACAACACGACCATCTCCGACACCACGCAGAACCTCGTCACGGCCCTGCAGGCTGACGGCGCCGTCACGCTGGTGGGCTACACTCTGGACGCCAAGTTCAGCGAAGCCAACCTCCGCAAGACGAACATCGCCGTGATGACGCATCGTGTTCCCCATTCCTACGACATCCCGGTCGGCCGTAACTATACGTTCGACTACGCGATCGGCCAGGTCAACGCCGAAGAGAACGCCGTCAACCTGACGAAGATCATCGGCATCGGCCAGGACAACGTCCAGCTGAACGGCATCATCCGCCTGATCGAACAGACGTATGACCGCATCAACACCTGGACCCCGGATGAAGCGGAACCCAACGACTACGTCGGCGCCGACTTCGCGGCTGGCGACAAGGTCCGTCCCACGATCTACATGGGCACGCTGGACTTCTCCAACCTGAACATCATCCGTGATGCCGACCGCTACGGCGATGTCAAGCAGAAGGCGGAATCCTACCTGAACGGCGTGATCGCGCAGCTCATGCAGAAGTCCTTCCTGCAGCAGCAGCTCGGTGGTGGCACGACCGCCACGTTCAAGATGCTCACCAGCCATCAGATCCTGCAGAACATCTTCGCCCCGCAGCATATCTTCCCGCAGATGTGCAAGGACGATCAGCGTGATCTTGGCGACGGCATCGAGTTCGTCATTGAACTGCCTGGCGGCGTCCGCATCGAATGCATCACCAGCACGTTCCGCTACATGCTGAACAAGTGCATCCTGATCCCGGTCATCCCGTCCAACGCGGAATCCGAACTCAACTTCGGCGCCCTGTACAACAACGGCAACATGGTGGCTCACTACACCATCAGCGGCGACAACGTCAACCATCGTCTGTTCGCGAACATCCGTGAACTCTTCATCCCGACCAACCCGGTGGCTGCCATCATTGACGTCGCCGGTATCGACGTGGTGAATGGCCTGTCCGAAGAGACGGTCCTCCGCCCGACGATCAACACGGTCGAAGTCACGGCCTACCAGCCCTAATCCGACTGACGCGACGAGATAATTAATCGAAAAAAGAACCCCTCCACCCTCCTGGCGAATTTGGCCAGGAGGGTGGAGGATATTTTGTCTTGTCAGTGGATGTTCTCCTCGTCCAAGGTTTGAATGACGGCGTCGGAGACCGTATAGGGTTCCATGAAAGAGGTGGCTATCTGCACGGTCAGCTCCGAGACAGCCGGCATGAACTTCCGGAGCAAGGTGATCAAGTCCGGGTCCCGCATCGGCTTGAGGGTGACATTGCTGTACCGCATCTCCAGGCTGGCGGACCAGTCGTAATGACGATCGTCTTCGGCGAAGCCTCTCAGGATGACGATCCGGTAGTTCTCCGACTGGTGGACGAAGCCGCAGGCCTTCTGATAGACCTCCTCGACCACCAGCTTGAAGTTCATTCCCAGCATGAGGTCCTTGTAGAGCATGACGTCCCGGTCGAAATCCGCGAAGGCCTCCTCCACTTCGTCCATATACCACTTGATATCGGGGACGGCGTTCCGGATAAGGGACTGGACACTGTTAAACGGCTTTCTTCTCACGGTACAGCCTCCTCATTTCCGAGTAGTCGGGAAGACCGAACAGTTCATGACACAGGTCGACGGCATTCTCATCCGGGGAGATGAGCTTCCCGAAGATGGTATCGATGTAGTCCGAATTGGCTTTGACCATGTTCTCGTACGTTCGTTTAGCGATAGAAACCTGCAGTTTGTCTCTGGCGACAGGATTGCTTATCTTGGCCAGGCGTTTCTCGGCATTCTGCCATTCGACGTACATGTCGTAGACTTCCCTCAAGGTATACGGGCACGTGCCCACCCAGAGGACCGTGGCTAGCTTCGTCTCCTGGGAGATGTTGCTGGCTCTTGCTATTGAAGGGTACATTGCATATGTGGGTCATATCTTCATCTCAGGTTCCTGAGATGCTTCCTTTTTCGAAGACGAGTATTCACTCGTCCCTACTCCCCGCAACGGGATGACCTCCGAACGTCCGGCCATAGGGTCATGGTCGTTTCGCTGCTGATTGCCCATTGGTTTCGGTCTTTAGCTTTTGGCATGGACCATCCTGTCCGTTCTTTCTGGCTTTCGCCGGCGTATCGCGCTTGACTTTACAGTCTACGCTGTAGCCTGACAGGCATTAGGGTTTTCGTCCCAGCAATTAAGGAAGGAACAATCCACGGTCACCCGTGGAAAGACGCCAATGTCTAACGTCGCATCAATATCGTTCACTAGCAAGTTCAGTGCAGTTGGAGTTTCTGTCTCGATCAAGTGGGGAGACCCTTTCTTGACCAGGAGGTTCGGGTTGAGGACAGCCCCGCCTTTGTTCCAGATGTACCGGTCCGTCGGCTTCTCCATGCTGGTGCCTTGAGGGACGGATCCCGGCACGGAGTTGATGACGGTCAGACAGTGCTGGTACCAGGCGCTTCGCAGCATGGCGGTCTGCTTGGAGAAGTCCGCCAGGTCCCCTGCCACCAGCAGCATCATGGAGGTCGTGTCGTCCGTCACCTGGTCGATGATGCATGGTAGTACTGTATCAAAACAGTTGTAGATGCAGTAGCCGATCTTGTCGTTCATCTGCATCCCTTGATGGTCATTGTTCTGTCCGAACTTCATCTTTCCGGATCCCACCATCTTCATTCCGATATAATCCAGACTGTAGTAGTTTTCCCGTCCCTGGACCTTTCTTATGCGGGAGTAGAGGCACATGGGATCGTACCATCTGGTATAGCCTGGGGCCACCACTTGATGCCAGACATCCGTGAAGTGCTCGACCTCGGACGTATCCTGTTTCCAGCGAAAATACCTCAGATCTTCCGGGACGTCCGGATGATTGAAGAGGTTGACGAGATCGATCCGCAGGAACTCCGCCCGCTGGATGATGTAGGGAATATCGAAGCCGATGTTCCAGACGCCGCACAAGTCCGGTTTATAGTAAATGGTTGTCCCGATCAGCTGGATGATGAGATCCCGTTCATCCTCGCACTGGATGTACCGGAAGGTATGAGGCGCCTTTGACCAGACAGCCGACGCCTTGTCGTTCAGGCCTTCCACGAAGGGCTTCAGCTCTTTCTCCATGCGGGCCGCATATTCCGACTCCGGCGCATGGCACCAGGTGGAGTTGATGAACTCGAACGTCTGCCGGGTCCTCCAATCCGTATAGGACGCACACAGGATCTGAGGTCCATACTCCGGCAGCACGGAAGTCTCGATATCGAGCATCCCGATATCCAACGGCGGGAACTGCGACTCCGTCGCCTCCACATACTCCATCTTCAACCGGGTAAGGGGCGTCACGTCGACGCCGTACAGATAGGGGCTTTCCGCGTACTTGTACCGTGCATTATTGGACGGGAACTTGTCACCCAAGGCCCGTCCGACCGTTTCCCACATGTTCTTGTACTGGCAGATGTAGGCGTCGACGTTCTCCATCTTCTCCCGCTCCAGCCGGACGTTCTGGTCCCGGAGGGGTTTCTTGGTCACCCAGAACTGCATCTGGGGATCCCGGAAGATATGGAGCTTCTTGTCGTTGTCATGAAGACTCTTGACGGCCGCGATCATGACATCATGCTGGTCGTCCAGTCTATAATACAGGCCATGCAGCATGGCGTAGCCTGGGTATGGTTTGTACATATTGACCGATTCTCCTTTGGGTAATGAATGGTGGCAAGATCTCTCGTAGTATGAAACCGGTCCTTATTTTTCTATCGAACAAAAAATAAAGAAGAGACAGCACCGGACGGCCAGTCGACCGTCCGGTGCCTTGGAAGGAAATTTCTCATGTATGAAGCAAATGAAGGCAGAGCGTCCGATTCAGCGACAGACGCTCTTCTGTGGAGAAAACACTAGACATGTGTACCTAGTGCCGAAGATATTACTTGGTTCAAAGGAGACAGAACGACCAGGGAGACTAGCAGCTGTTCGTTCTTACGAAATGGAATTTGGCTCATAAATGGATGACATCTTCTAGAACTGACATGCAACAGGACAGAGCGGTTTATAATCGGTTCAAACGGTCAGCCGCTCTTCGGAAGTGATAACAGTCTAGGAGATGAAATGAATAGGGGAGGGTCAGGCCCTCCATTCTGTGAAAGGGCCCTCGGAATCAAAGTTGCTTGCAGATTGTCTTTCAGATCCGGGTCAGTAGTGTCTTGGGAGAATCTCATTCCCGGGTCTTCCGAACATATAAGAATTCTCTAGTCAAGAGGCTTTTCCGTCGACTCGTTCAAGGCACGCTCTTTCAAGCGTGCCTGCCAGTCGATGAAGTATTCCAGGGCGATCTGGACGAACTCCTTGTAGGGGAGTGTCCTGCCGTCCTTGATGAAACATGAATGGCCGTCGACCGTGCCGTACGGCATGCCTTTCTTGTCCATGTAATCTTTGAGATCGTCCAGTTCGACATTGCAGTTGAGCGTGTATTCGCCGTTCCGAAGTCCGGCTTCGTACCAGTTCAGGATGTCGTTGTAGAGGTTGATGAACGTCAGTCTGGTCCAGGCGTCCATCTCGTCCGCCACGGACAGGATGAGTTCATCCCGGGCCTTCTCGTCGAGATCATCGTCTCCAGGCAGTTTGGCCGCATCGATCCTGATGAGCTCATTCGGTTTCTTCTTGATCGTGATCCGGTCAGAGGAAACCAGATAGCCTTTCCGGACGATCTCCTTCCGGATCAGCTCGTACAGGTAGTCCATCATGGCGTAAGAGATTGTTCGGTCATGATCGTCCACCTGTGGCTGGTACTTGTCATAGAGCTTGCAAAGAATGGAGCAGTAGGCGAGGCAGCTCTCGGAGGCTTCCTCTCGCGGGCATACCTGGTTGAAGATGGAGATCAGCTCGGTCGGATCCGTGACGGTCTTTCCAGTCTCGTCGACCAGACGGTCCGGATAGTAGACGAAGCCTTTCGCCGCGAATCGCTGTTTCATGATGTCCGAGATGTATTTCTGGCCGGCAAGATGAAGCTCTTCACTCATCATGATCCTGGCCTCCGGGGAGTTCATCTTCTCCTGCTGCTTGGCGTCGAAGGTCTTTCCTTCCGCATCAAGGGTATCCGAGAGTTTCTTGAGGTCGACCTTCTCCAGGGAGCTGACCGGTTCGTAGTTTTCGACCGGTTCCGGATTCCCTTTCGTGTAGCACTGCATCCTCCGGTCCATGGCGAAGCTCTCGAAGTCCGGGGATGTCCGGACGCAGACTTCCGGCAGGTCGTCGGACAGATAGGTGTAGGTTCCGTTCTTCTCATCGTAGATTGGGAAGGTCCGGTGCAACATCACGATGGAGAGATCTTTTCCCTCCTCCGTTTCATAGAAGGCGCCGGGTTTCGATATGCTGATGAAGCGGTATCCGGACTTGCCGATGAACCGGGTCAGGAGGTAGATCTTGACATTCTCCTTCGGGATGACCGGCATGGCTTCGAATTCACCGGGGGCTGTTGCCAGACCGGCGGCTTTCTGTTCGAGCGCTTCTCTCCGGAGCCGCTTTGCTTTCTTTCCATTCATGTTCACTTTCCTTTTGGTTTGGGATGGAGGTATAATTTCCAAAGACTATATCCTATCGCCATCGAGTCTCCCTCATGTTCAGTAAGGTCCTCGAGGGCGGGTTTGTTCATAAAGCGTATTTCGGGATTTCCCAGGACGGCGGATGCGACATCCACTTTGCCCGACTTCCCGGTTCCGGAGACGGTCTTCTTGGCGAGCGTCGGCGGAATGGTATATAACTTCATCGCGTAGTCGTCCCTCAGGACGAATGACACGGTCATGATCCAATGCACTAGGGCTTCATATGCCCCGGGGCGGCCGGGGTTGAAAAACGCAGCTTCGCTCACGACATATGTCGGATGGAAGCGGTTCATAAGTTCGCGAACCATGTCGCGAAGAAGGCACAATGTGACCACTCGGACGCCGTACGTCCCGACTTGCTCACGATATTCCTTGTGCCCGACGGACTTGTTCGGCGTCAGCATGCCGAAGTCCAGTACGGTGAAGGCAGTGTCGTCTGCCCTCGAATAAGTCCACCCGGAGAACGAGAGTCCCGGGTCGAAGCTGAGGATGGTGGCGTCCATAGGGGCGTCCTCCGTCAATCGTCATCGATATCGTCATCATCCATGGCATTGGCGGAGACGTCGATCTCGACATCCGAGCTGGATGGGTCGAAGGTCTCGCACGAGTCTCCAGAAACGACCTGGAGCTTGTCTTCGTCAATGTCCTGCGGATCGGGGTTGATCTTGCCCGTCTGCGGTTTGCGCTTGTCGGGTTTGGGTTTGTCTTTCGGTGGCATGGTGTTCACCTCTGAATCTAGAAGAAAAGTATGGGTAGGGTCATGCGCGACGTCCGGATTGACGTCGGCTCCATACTATTATCAAACAGCCTCCTCCGGGAGATGGGGTGTCCCGGAGGAGGCCGTCTGTCGTTCATCGGAAACGGAACGGATCGACCGTCGTTATTTGACGGCTTTCTCGATCTCGTCGGCCAGTTTCTTCAGCACGCCGTCATCCGCCTTGTAGGTTTCGGGGATGCGGTGCTGCTCGCGATAGACGCAAACGCCGTAGCGGGTTTCGCGGACCGGGGGCTTTCCGGGTTCGCGGTTCGGGATCGTGACTTCCGTCTTCGGCTGGACGATCAGCGTGATGCGGTTGTTGCCCGTTCCGGCGATGAGCGTCTGCTCCGTCTTTTCTTTCTTGACCTTTTCGCCAAGGAACAGGAAGCCGTCGACGGCGAAGTCCTGCTTGGCCTTCTCAACCGTCTTGAAGACCGTCTTGGCGTTTTCCACGCCGTACTTGGATTCCATCAGGTTGTAGAGCTGAGCGTCGGTGATGATGTACTCACCTTTCTCGTTCTGGGCGATTTCGCCGAAGGCTTCTGTCTTGATCGTTTTCTTTTCCATGGTTGTTTCCTCTGTTTAGGTTTGTTTCTTGAGATTCTCATTCAAGAACCCCTACCAAAATGGTAATATATAGGCAATCTCGATATGGACCGGTTTGCCGTTCATGTAATATCAGGACCCATGTAAATAATTACCGGAGGAACCGTGGAATCTTATGAAACCCTTTACCTTTTACTATATAGGAGACCATCCCAATGCCAAGCGAACTTAGACAACCCCCGCCACCTAACAAACCGAACCTGTACTCCCGGATCAACCACGACAAAACGAACGTGGTCCCGGCAAGAAAGACGACCATCTTCTCCAACCCGGCCACGGAAGAGTACAACACCTTGAAGTGGCTGGTCGCGAACAACTACAAGGAGCTTCCGGAGAAAACCAGCATCGTTCGTGTCGAGACCATGAAGGACATCGGCCTGGTTTATTGCCATATGGGCGGAGAGCCCTTGCGCATCAAGGCCAACTGTACGGCGCTGGAAAGGATGTCCCATGCCAGCCCGAAGCCGGCCGCCTCTGTCATGGTGGAGATCATCGCCCCTGGCGACGCCCCTCATTTCAAGGACATGGAGGGAGCATGGTTCGACCACTACATCGGCATCCAGGCCGAGGAGAAGAACAACAAGATCTTCCAGAAGGAGGCGATGTGGACCATCGGGGCGAAATACATCTTCTCCCAGGAAGGCGTCACGAAGTGCGTCTTCGCCGACGCAGACGCCATGTTCAACGACAACAGCTGGCCGTACATTGTCTCCAAGTCCCTGGACACCCATCCGTTCGTCCAGCCGTTCTGCGGGGCGTACTATCTGAACCAGCCGGACATGAGCCCCCTCCGGTATCAGGATGACAAGATCATGTACTCCTGCGCCTTCGCGGATGCGGAGGATGTCTCCAACGGAAAGGCCAGGAATGCGCCGGGCCTGATCTTCGCCTGTACAAAAGCCTTCTTCTACCATGTCCTGGGAGGCAGCTGGCCGTTGTCCAGCCTTGGAAGCGGGGACGTGACCTTCTGGCTGTTCTACAAGGGGCTTCCGATTGTAAGAGACTATTCCAAGCCCTATAATTTCCGGCTTTCCGATATCGCCGGCGTGGATGACACCAAGACGGGCTATTCCCGATTATTCGCCATGCACAACTACCATGGCCCCATGGCCAACCGCCTATATACAACAAGAATCTACCTGCAGAACCGCTTCTGCTCGTTGCCGGGTTCCGATGTGGAGTACGACGAGAAGGGCATCCTCCAATGGCGCTCCGACAAGGCCAGCGTCATGATGCGGCGTGGCTCCCAGCTGATGAAGGCGAGGAACGCCGAGCTCATGAAGGAGAAGAGATCCCTGACGGTGGACGGCCTGAAGCCGATCGTCCGGAACCTCATGGACGAGGTCTACGGCAAACTGGACCACCTCGCCTTGGCGACATGCTTCTGGAAGCATACGCCGGAGGAGAAGGTGAAGTTCAACGCCTTCCGGAAGGACCTTCACCATCGCTGCAAGACGCCGCACACCTTGTACATCTTCACCGACCAGCCCCTGGAGAACATCGAGTCCTGGGAACGGGTCCTGCCGTTCCGGTTCCCGACGATCGAGTGCGCCAACGAGTGGAACCTGATCCACGTCTTCTCCGACGCCATCCCGCTCCGAGAGACCGTCCTGTACGTCTCCCCGGAGACCATCCTCAAGGGGGACTTCTGGGTGAACCAGGTCGAAGAAACGACGATCTACATGGCCCGGCCTTTCCTGAAGTGCAACAAGATCAACCGGGCGACCTGGGATGCTAATCTTCTGCTCTTCCAGAACACGACGTTCGGCATCTTCAATGTCTTCAAGGAGGAGGTGAAGTCGAAGGACGTGGACTTCATCCCGTACAACCGCTTCATCGAGCCGGCGGAGTACATCTCCGCCTACGCCTACAGCCAGCTGTACCGGGTGCGGGACATCGTGGAGTTCATCGACTATGTCTACGACCAGCAGGTCGTGTCTCCCCAGATCATCCCGGCGGCGGACCTCGTCCTGCCGTATCGGTAGGTTTCTTGGATCCCGCGTCATGATGTGCGGAATGAACTTTTATACCTTATCTACATAGCCCATCATGAAGCTACTCAGCATTGAACTCTATCTATACAAGCCGTTGATGCACAACGGCGTCAAGCATCTTGTCGTGGACGATATGTCCACGATCACCGTCGTGGCGGGAGAAAACGGGTCGGGGAAGTCTTCTCTCTTAAGAGAATGCACTCCCTACCCGGCCTGCCGGACAGACTACGAGAAAGGCGGCTACAAGAAAGTCGTCTATTTCCACCATCAGGAGGTCTACACGTTGACCTCCGACTTCCGAAAACCCAATGGAGCTCATAGCTTCCTGAAGGGGGAGGTGGAGCTGAACAACTCCGGGACGACGGAGGTCCAGGAAGAACTGGCCATCTCCACATTTGGCCTGACCGATACCATAAGAAAGTTGGTCTCCGGGAAGTACAAGATCTGCGACATGGGGAAGCCGGAGAGGAAATCCCTCATCATGTCGACCTACCCGTCGTCCATGACGTTTATCCTGGAGCATTACAAGGCCATCAGTTCCAGACTACGGGCGGCTGGCAATAACATCAAGATGCTGGCCCAGCGGGAGCAGTCGCTGAAAGCCCAGATGATGCCGGAGACGATATTGACCGAATATATCCAGCAGCGGGACGATCTCAACCGGGGTGTCACCGCCATCGACATGGATGTCTACGCCATCCGGAAAGCTGTCGAGAACGCGGCCGTCAAACTGGGGGATGATGATCTGGAATCCCTGGAACGGGAGAAAACCAGGATCCAATCCCTCATGCAGACATACATCCTGACGTATCGTCAGCTGACGTCCGGGAGCATCGTCATCCCGAATGCCGGTGACGTCAACGGCATCCTGAGGGACCTCTCTTCCGAGATCCGGTCCCTCCAGCAGCAAGTCTCCACCATGACGGACTCCGCTTATGAGATGAAGGACGAGATCGCCAAGTACAAGGACTACCTGAACAACGACACCAAGGAAAACCTGAAGGAATGCGAGCGTCTGATCGCCTTGCAGGACGATATTATCCAGCATACGGATGTGGACGCCAGGTATCCTATCATCCCGGAAGATGAATTGACTTATCTGGAGAAAGCGGTCCCGGAATGGGCGGAGCGGATCCAGCAGTTGGCGCATCAGGTCCAGGAAGGGAAGTGGAAGATGATCCCGACGGAGCAGGAGATCATATCCGTGGAAAGACGGATCGATTCCCTGAGGGAGAAGCAGGAAAACGCCAGAGGACGGTACCTGGACTGCTGCAACGACCTGAAACGGATGGAGGCGAGGCTGGAAAGCCAGAAAAAATATACCTGGCCTCCGACCTGCGCGGCAATGTGCATGCTGAGGTCCAGCATGCAGGCGATCCTGTCCCAGATCACAGAGGACATCCGGATGACGACTGCTCTCCAGGAGGAGGCGAAGGGAATCGTCGACCAGACGGAGCGGGAGATAAACGATGCAATATCCTATCTTGAAGACGTGCGCCCAGAACGAGACATAATGGCGTACCTGGAGAGATGCATCCTCCCACATACGTGGACGGATTTCCTGTTAAATGGACGGACATTGACGGAAGCCTTCAATGAGAATCCTGTCCAACTTCGCAACACGTTGCTGAAGATTGTCGACAATGGACGGAAGGCTCTTCAAGTGAAATTGGCGAAAGACATGAAGACCATTCTGGAAGCCAAGAAAGCAGGATTGGAGAACAGCGCCGCTCCTGCGGAGAACCTCATCAAGGAATCTTTAGTGAAGACCGAGGCGAAGCTGGAATCCGTCACACGGGAGATCCAGACAACGACCCATATGGTCAATGCCAGAAGCGAGTCCTTTGAAACCTACTCCAAATATGCGGAACTGGTCCGGGATGTCCAGGAGCTACTGACGGAATACAACACGTGGAAGCTGAAGTACCGGCTGGTCAAGGAGATCGCCTTCTTCGAGTCCGTCACCCGGAAGCTCCTGGATTCACGGGCAATCATCCAGAACAAGCTGAGAGAACTGGACGCCATCATTAAAGACCAGGAGTCCTTCCGGATCCGTCTGGAGCAAGAAGTCCGCCCGGAACTGGAAAAGCTCAGGATCCAGCATCATGAGCTGACAATTCTAGAGACCCAGCTGAATCCGACAAGAGGCATCCCCCATCTCTACACCACCCGGTATATCAACTCCATCCTCTCCCTGACGAACAAGTTCATTGCAAGAGTATGGTCCTATCCGATGGAGATCCAGTACATCCCGGACGACAATGAAGCATTCGACTACAGCTTTCCGCTTGTCCTCAACGGCAGTTCGTCCATCAAGGACATCAACATGGCGTCCGCCGGACAGCAGGCGATCATCAACCTTTGCTTCACCCTGGCGATCTGCATCTTCCGGCAGTACACCCTGGAGTATCCCCTGATCCTGGACGAGGTGACGGTCAATCTCAGCATCCAGCACCAGAACAACCTCGTGTTGTTCATCAACGAGCTGTTGGCCCAGAACGACCAGATCCTGCAGGTCCTGATCGTTGACCACTGCATCGACGTCTGCAGTTCGTTCACGTCCATAGCGGAGATGGTGTGCCTGTCTCCCGGCATGGAACTCGATGCCGAATGGAAGTGCATCGGCATGACGGAATAGAACCAAAAAAGAAATATGGCGGGAGGAGAGGGGTATCCCCTCTCCTCCTGGCCGTTGTTATTTCCCGAAATCCGGATCGATCAGCTTACGGCGTTCGGCGTATTCCTTCTGGAGTTCCATCGCCTCCGCGAAAAGCTCGCCGATGGGGCTGAAGAACACCTCGGCCTTCTCTTCCGATTCTGACACGTCTATCGGTTTCGCCCGTTCCAGAGAAACCGCCAGGCAATAGACAACGGCCCCCAGCTTCGTGGCGAGGTGCTTGAGGCGTTTCTGTTCCTCCGTCTTGTTCTTGTCTGTCCAGGAAGTCGTGGTTTCGTTCATGGTGTTTTCTCCTTTGGTTGTTTGTCTTGAAGGGACTCGATATAGTAGTCGAGACAATTGTGCATGATGTTGTACTTGTCGTTTGGCGACGGCCGCATCGCCAAGCGGATAGATAGTTCCTCGATGTTGTACAGCTTCGGCCATTCCTGGGTCTTCGGCTCGATGGCCGTTTCACGGAGAGCCTGTCGCATGGCACTCTGACTTATCTTGAAGAGCTTGGCCAGCTGGTCCATGGTCATGAGCTTCGGATCCTGGCTGAACGGCATGTAGTGCTGCAGATACGGATTTAGGCGAGTATAGGGATCGTGTCCGGACGTCAGGGCGATCAGACCATCGAGATTCTCGTTTATCCCAGGCTGGCTCCGCTCCTTAAGGTAAAGGTAACGATACCCGACATACAGACGGACATCCGTGTACCGAAGACTATGAGTGCCGAACTTCGGCACGTAGGCGTTGATGAAGTCATTGATGCAGGAGAGACTCTTGCCGGTGATCTCCGCTATCTCCTGGGTGGACCGGAAGAACGGATACGATTTCAGCTGCTCGGTGGGAACCAGGTAGATGCCATCCAGCTTCAGTTTGACCGGACCGGTGATGAAGTTCTCGGTGAAGGCGACGGCATCCAGGATCCGGTTGTTGAAGCCGAGGTTCTCGGCGTCCGTGTCCATCTTTCCGGTGCAGTCCAGCTTCAGGATCTGGTTGTTCCGGAAGACGATGGTGGCCGACTTAAAGCCAACCAGCTCCAGGGCGGTCTTGATGAATTCGCAAACTTCTTTCTGAGTCATGAGAAATTGTTTCCTCCTATTCTGTTTAGTTAATAGTAAAGTTAATCGTCACTTTAGTGATATATAAGGTTTTCTCCGATGAACAAAAAGAAAAAGGATTCTGGGGGCTGACGTTGTTAGCCCCCGTAGCGGATTTGGTTTCGCGGTTTACTCCGCGGACCACCGAGTCAGATAATGTTACCGCAGTATCTGTTCCAGAGATCTTCTTGACCTTCGATAGCAAAGGATTCATTGAACTCAACTTCTTTTGCTTCGAGGTATCCGATGGCCGCCCAGTATTCCATCTTCTGGGCCTTGTGTGCGACATGCATCAGAAAGTTAATGGCATCGACAAATTCTTCGTTCATAGTGGTTCCCTTTAAGTTAAGATAACGATTGATTACTACACTCTAACTACTGTAGAGATATATATGCAACGGACTATCATCCACACCTGGCGGCATCAACCGCCAGGTGTGGGTAGGTCGTTTACTTAGTTCTTGGTGAAATGCAGATTGTCGTTCTCCTCCCAGTACCGGAAGGATATGCCCTTCTCCGGAAGGAGGACGGTGTCCTTTGTCACCTGGCAGAGATACTCCCTCCGTGTGATAGGTCCGAAGATCCCGTCCATGACTTCCTTGACTTGCCAGCTGTTATCCCCTTTCTCCGTGAAGGTGATCGTCTGGTTGTAGATGGAGTCCAGGCAATGCAGGATGGACGTCTTACTGTCCTTATCCGTCTCCACCCCGAAGATTTGGATGTCCCGGTCCTTGTAGACGTATAACGTCGTGGACTTCGCCAGGTAGGAGACGACGTCATATGCCGTAAACGTCGAGAGGTTGACGACACCCGCTATGGCGAACAAGGACCGGACATACTTCGGGGTCCTCGTCCTGAGGGACTTCCGGATAGGGAGGAACATCGAGGACGCATGGTAGGTGGTTCCCTTCATGTCCACCGAGATCGTCGCCATCGACGTCTTCTTGTTGTTCTTGACGTAGATGTCGATCAGATTGTATTTGCTGACGAAATAGATGTCCCGGTAATCAACGGACGACTCCGCGACATGGACGAATTCCGCCGTCTTGTCGATCGTATAGATCGGGGAGACGAACCCGTCGCCTTCCACAATCAGCGTCCCTTCCAGCCGGGTATTGCTGTCCATGGAACAACGGTAGACGTAGGAAACGTTGTTTACTTCCACCTCGTACGTGAAGGTGTTGTCCTGGACGGTCTCCCTGAGAAGCCGGATCGCCAGGTCGCAAGCTTGGAGGTTCTGGGAAAGCCGGTCCATGAGAACGACGTTCCCGCACCAGAAAAGAAAATGCATATGGGGTCTCCTTTCACGCCGAGACGTGTTAGAATGTCAATGACTTTGTGGCATAGGATACTTGAATCTGAGCCATCCTATGACGCACCCGATCTATCATTTTATCTATACAAGGAGGCGGAACACAGCCTATGAACAACGCATTGGACATCGCCCTGACCCGGATCCGGGCCACCATACCCCCGGAGATCCTGGAATACGCATTCACTCAACGAGAGCTGCGGGAGGAGACATTTCCCATCGACCAGCTCATCATCGAGAAAGTCATCCGTCCGAGAGTCCTGAAGGACATGAACATCACCGGCGGATACCAGAAGAAGATCATGCTCCGGAGGTCCTATATCGAACCCATGGAGCGGAACATCGACGACGCCCGCCAGAACACGGGGCGCTTCGCGCTATATCGCATCCCGCCACGAGAACGGGAAGGCCGGGCCATCACGGAGGTCATCTCCCTGGAGTACTATGGTCCGTACAACGGCCATCTGCCGACCCTGTACGGCTATCCTGCCGGGGCCAATATCCCGTCTTTGGCCGGGCATATCCTGGACTCCCATACGCTGGCGAGCACACCGCCAAAACCGACCGTCATCCTGATGGCCGGCGACCTGGTGAAGCTCATCCCCTCCCAGTTGAGCAGCATCAACTGGATGATGAACTGCAGGTTGGCGTTTGATGAGCAGTTCAATAACCTGAACACTTCCGCCATGAGCCCGTTCGCGGATCTCTGTGTATTTGCCGTCCAGGCCTACATCTACAACACCACCATGGTGACGCTGGATAAAGCGTACATCTCCGGCGGTTATGCACTGGGAGCCTTCAAGCTGCAGATCGACGCCTATCAGGACGCCAACCAACGTTACCTGGAACAGCTGAAAGTCGTGGACGGGGCCATGGCCCTGGATCCCGCACGACTCAATGCCCTTCTGCCATTCATCGTTTAACGCAAAAAAGAAACTCCTGGAGACGGACTATGATAGTCCGTCTCCAGAGGTATCTTTTTTCAGCACCACTTGCAGAATACAAGATGGTAACTGAACTTGACGACGTTCCAGGCTATTAAGAGCCAGAGGAAGATAGGCAGCAATGGAAGCAGAATCAAGCTCAGCACCAGCTGGCCTTTGCTCATAAGGTCAGCTTGGTACAGAAACAATGTGATGACGAATGCAATTAAATATATGGCTGTAATCATGGTTCATTTCCTTATTTCTTGATAGCATAAACTAATAGCCCTAAGCCAACCAACGTAATAGCCGCACCAACGGCATATTTGATCTTGGCCTGGCGGCGGACCTCTTCCTGAGCCAGACGTTGCCGTTCGCGCTGGATACAATCCAGCTCAGCGGCGACATCGTTTTCCAATTCTCTCATGGCCTGACGATTTCTATTCATATCTGACATGACAATCTCCTTGTTAAGGTTAATGGTTTTGAGGTTCTATCCTCTCTTATTACCAAATAAATATATACGTGAAGCTCCCTCACCCACAGCCAGGTGTCCGCCTGGCTGTGGGTGGAAGACTGTCAGTTGTTCTTGTTCTTGAACTTGTAGCTGGCGAGCAGCATGATGTAGATGATGAACGCCACACGCAGGGAGACCAGGGTCCCCTGACGGGTGTATTTCGTCCGTTGAAGGAAGACGTCCACACTGTTCTTGATGATCCCGATGTCCTTATCGATGACGCGGGACGCCGTGTAGGTGTTCTTCGTCGCCTGGATCAACGGGATGACAGCATTGATGTCCACCCCCATGAGAGCGGCACGACGATAAGTCTTCTGGATCATCTCCTCCAGCAGGAGCGCATAGCCGGTATAGATCGGCTGGCGGTTCCGGTCCATGGAGACGGTCCGGGTCTCCTGGGATTTCATCTGCTGGGTGGCCATGTCGGAGAACAGCGTCAATACCTCGATGACATTGTCTCTCCGGATATTGGAGGTCATCTTCGTTGTCAGGGTGATGAGGCTCTGGTCCAAAAAGGAATTGAGGTTCAGGGCGGCTGTGCTGACCCGGGAGATGACCAGGTCCAGCGTCCCGGCAAGATTGCCAAGGACCTTCCCGCCGCTCTCCGCATCCTCCGACATGATGGAGGATGTGCCGTAGGCATTTCCTTTCTTGTTGTTCTCGTAATAGGCCTCGGAGATCAGGACGATCTTCCGGCAGATACGGGTGTGGACGTCGGAGATGGCTTTCGCCACTTCCAGATCTGGCATGAAGGTGTCGAAGACCCTCTGGAAGATGGAGCCAGGTTCCAAGGCGACCGTGCAGTGCTTGTAGATGAGCTTCTTCCAGGTATTCGTCTCCTCGTTCTTGATGTCGGACTTCGCCGTCAGATTATCGATGGTGTATTGCATGACGGGTTCTTTGGCACCATACTGGAATTGCATTGCGACCTTCCCGCAGAAGAACTTGTAGTTCAGGAGTTTCAGGAGGTTCATCTGGGCGTCGTACTTCATCTTCTGGTTCAAGGACGCCGTCTTCCGGATAAGATGGATCAGCCATATCACCAAGATGTTGAATTCGTTCGACGTAACATTGAAGTTCTTGTCGATGGAAGGGGACAACTTGATCCCGCTGATGATGGCGTCCTTGTCGATCCCGAAGATGGCGAAGATATAGTCGGCGTCCTTTTGATACCAATAGGCTTTTGTGACGCCAAGTAATGGCGTATTGAACGCCAGGGGGTTGTTGTCCCGGACTTCGTAGGAGGCCGTGAACCGTTCCAGGTCCTGGAGCATCTTCATCGTGATGACAGGCTTGGCGTTGGCGGAAAATGATTCAAATAAGGTAGGCATGGGTCGTCTGTCCTCTTATTGCTTAATAGGAGTCGAGCAGGACCTTGAACTTGTTGAGGAAGTTCGTGTCGATCTTCGCCGGGTCCGGGGGCTTCGCCTGGATGGTGGACAGGGCGACGTGGTCCTCCTCCACCATGGACGGGTCGAACATCTCCTCGAGGGTCCTGAGCTCACGTTCATAGCATGCCTTCCGCATGGCGTTCTTCTCCAGGAAGATCAGGCCTTTCAGATCGCCGATGCGCTTCGCCATGGACATCTGGCGTTTCTTGGTATCCGGATCCACGGCGTCTCCATTGTTGAGGACGCCAGTCAGGACGGTGTTGGGCGGTATGCCGTACATGCCGTGGTTCTTGCCATAGAGAGCGAACCACCCAGCCAGCATCATCGCCATTGTGAGGTCGTCATGCTGTCCGATGATATGGTCGATACGACCGTCCCTCACGGACAACGCCTTGATCTCCTCGCAGAGGTTGTAGTCGAAGATACGGGAGGCCATGATGTTCAGCATGTTGATCAGAACACGGCCATATAGTTCGTCTCGAGATGCGGACGTCGTGTTATAGCCGAACCGTTTGACATTCGTTCCATTTCGGAGGTCGATCTCGTCCAGCGGTTTGGAGTCGGAGGACCAGTCCTGGATGAAGGTGTTGTAGATCCGCTTGAAGGGGTCCACGTTCGCCGTCATCATCTTGTTGATCAGGATGTCCACGAGGACGGCGCCGTTCTTGTTCCGTTCCGGAATGAAGATGGCGTTCGGAAGCTGTTCCAGCAGATCCATGACGCACTGGCAGACATGGGTGAAGGACGCCGTGTTGACGCGGCAGGTGGCGACAACGCCAAGGTCCTGGGGATCCAGAATGCACAACGTCGTGAAGTCCTCCCCGATGTTGTCGGAGGTGTCGCATCCGATGAGGTAGTGCTTGTAGCGGTTGCGCTCGTCCATGACGATGGACTTCGCCAAGTACCAGGACACCGTCAGGGTGCCATACTGGCTGTACTCGATCGGCTCGATGACGGACTGGTTCATCTTCGTCAGGAGACTGTCCGGGACCAGGCCGGAGCCTGTACCCAGCTGCCAGATGTTCAGATAGTCCGTCTCGATCTCGACACGGTTCTTGTCGGCGGTCACACGGGCCAGCCATTCATCCGTTTCACCCAATTGCTTGTAGGAGTACTCCAGATAGAACATGGAGTTTGTCGACTCATGGGAAAGGAACTTCTTGACGGCCTCGACATTCTCCATGTCGTAGATCGTCTCCCGGAACCTGGCCGCATGGGACTTCAGCTTGTAGGCGAAAGCCCCCGCCGGGTTGGCCAGCATGCCGGCGGTCGTCGTCAGGACCTTGCAGGTCGGGAGACCGGCTGCCTGGGCCAGCTTCCCAGCCGTATCCATGGTGGCGGATGCCGCCGGATAGGACTTGTCGTTGTTCTTGTAGTACGCGATCTCGTCCCAGTGCTGGAGAGGCATCGTGTCACCACGGGCCTGCTTCTCGGCGGACAGCCGGTCGGACTGGGCCACGTATGTCTTGTACTTGTTGTTCAGAACTGTGTAGGACAGTTCTTCTGTATTGTCGGTGTCCCGTCTAGACGCCATGACGAGATAGGGAGGCAGGGCGTTCCTCATGTCCTTCATTCGTTTGACGTTTTCACGGGTTAGCTTCTCGTCCTTGGCGAACATGCCAATGACGGCGTTTTTATAACCAAAATAAAAAGCCCAGGAGTCCAGGGCGATCGTGCCGATGGATTTCCCTTTCTGACGAGGCATCGTCAGGAACGTATTAATACTGTTGAAGAAACACCAGGACAAGGCCAGGTTGGCCCGGCTTAAGATGAACGGGATCGGGTCGCTACCGGGAGCGGTGATCCGAATGACCTCTCTCAGATAGTACCAGGCATTGACCTTGCACTCGTAGGCGATTCTCGCCCGGAGCTCGGCGCTCGGATCCGTCAGGTTGTGGGGATCATACTTCGCCAGCTCCGGCTGGGTGAGATGGAGAAAGAACTTGTTGTTCTTGACTCCCATCTTCTCCAGGAGGAACACCATCCGGATGAAGGAGGTGTTCTTCGTATTGGTCTGCAGACAGCCTCCGGCCGTCGCATAGTCGGACTTGAACAGAAGCATGGTCTTTCCCCTCCTATCCGTCAGCTCTGCTTCAGGTCCTGGGCGGTCCGGATATTGATCTCCCTTTCCTTTCGTTCACGGAAAGCGAGAAACTTCTCCTTCTCCGCATCGGACAGGTCATTGTACTTGATCGCCATCAGAGCCTGGTTCTTATAGGTATGGAATGCGATGAAATACCAGTAACCTCTATAGAGGATACAATACTTGAAGATGTTGTCGGAATACTCCCCGATCTGGTGGCAGTCCTTCCGGTGCTTGATCTGGACCCGGATATTCTCCATGTCCTCTTCGTTCAGACCGGCCGGGACGGACGGATCCTGTTTCGGTTCATCCGGAGGCGGGGGCGGCGGGGGCGCGAATATCGGACTGGATTCCGGCGGCGGGACTTCCGAGGGCTGGCGTGTCGGCTTTCGTTTCTTACTACTCATAAAGGTTGTCTCGTTGAAGGTAGATACGTATCAGGGCATCGTCGGGAGGTCCGGGTGACCTCCCGACGCCCATATCATACCTTACTGGCGTTACTTGTCGCCGCCGAACATGTCGGCATCCGACGGCAGGGCGGAGCTGTCCGTGAACTCCCCGCTGGCGTTGGGACGTGGATAGCGGTTTCCGCCTCCCTGTCCGCCGCGATTGTATCCGCCACCCTGGTAGCGGTTGCCGCCATACCCACCTCCCTGCTGGCCACCTTGACCGAGCTGCCCGGTCATGCGGACGGCCGACAATTCGACCTGCATCGGGATGGTGTTCTTCAGGAAGGAGATGAGATACGCCCATTCATACTGGGAGCGGACGTCCTCCGGGATCTCGCCCGTCCCGAAGGCCGTGGTGCCGGCCAAGCGGATCGGAAAATCCCACGTGCCGCCTTCGCCCTTCAGGATGATGTGGAGGACTTTCCGCTCGTCCTTCTTGAAAATGAAGACGCAGCGAAGCTTCGCAATGAACTTTCCGTCCGGCTGACGTTCACGGTCATTGAACACCAAGGTCTTGTCCGTGTTGGGTTCTGCCGCCGGCATCTTCTCCATGATCTGGGTGATGACGAAGAGTTCGTCCGGACGGAGACGGGCACGGTAGATGGCTTTTCCGCCTTGACCGGGCTGCACGGAGAACGCGATGGAGCCGTTGTAGACGTTGAAGGAGCCGGACTCTCCGCCGGTCGTGGAGCGATAGGTCGGGCAGGGATGGCGAAGATCGCCTAACGTGATGGTTTCAGTGTTGGTTGCCATGGTGGATGGTCTCCTTTTGATTCAATGGACCAGGGGGTCCGTGGGGTTAAGATGGGCCAGGAGGACCTGACCCATCAAATGACATAAGGGGGGATGAATTTCAACTGGGCGAGCATGCGGTCGATGTAATCGGATGTTTTCAAGTGCCAACTGTCTTTCTGTGCAACGGACAACAGGTCTTTCTTGAACTTCGGAGTGATGGCCGGTTTCAGGTCATGCTTGTCGCCAAGCAGGACGTGAAGGCCTTTCGTAAAGGGTAGGTAGTCGGAGTCGAACACGTACGGGCCGAGCTGCTTCTTCGGGAGGAGCTCGCCTGTGTAGGACTTGACCAGGGTCCAGTCCGATACCAGGGACTGGATATGGTAGTCCAGGGGATGGTTCGTCACCTGGACGATGTTGTGGTTGTTCTTGACTTTCTTCAGCCAGTCCCGGAACAGGTTCGGGAAGAAGACCTTGCTGTAGTCATACCACTCCACGACCCTGATGCCGTGGGACTCGTACTCCCGGCATGCCGGGGCGTTGTACTGCTTGATCAGTTCGTCCGCCATCGCGATGTGCTGCTGGGACGGTGGCAGTACCCGGAGATATTCCGGAGGGATGATCTTCGTGTAGTCTGTCAAGTATAAGATAATGTATCTCGGGAGGGCGTAGTCCCTCATGTTGTACATCTGGACGACATCCTCGACCAGCATCGTCAGCTCCTGGGTCGTCTTCTTGATGAGATCGTCCGCCAGACGGGACATCGGGTAGTAATGGGTCTTCGTCTGTTTGTACTTCTCCACGATACCCGGGAGGCCTGAGATGTTCCGCATGATGACGGAGACGTTCAGGAGGACCATGTCCGTCCGGTCCCTGGTATCGGTCAGCTTCTTGTACAAGGAGTTGTAGATGGGGGTGGTGCCGAAGCTGTACGGCGATTGATCCGGATCGTATTCAGCTTGCATGGAGTATCTCCTTGATCTTGTCCAGGGTCATCTCCGGATGGGACTCCCTGACGTTGTCGTAGATGATGGCCGGCAGGTTGTCCTCCGTGATGACCGGAAGATCCTGGATGGTCGTCATGAACGTCACCTTCTCCTGGACCTGGATGACGTTCTTCTTTTCCGTCACGACGGCTTTCGGGTAGAGCTCCTTGATCGCCTGGATCAAAGAGGAGTCCGTTCCGACGATCCGGACATGGATCGGGCAGTCCTCGTCAGGACGTTCGTCCTTGATCCGCCTCTTGAGGTACGACAGAGCCCGGTCGTTGCTCTCCAGGATGTTCATGTCCAGCGTGATGAAGGGGATGGTCCCCGTGTTCTGGATGAAGGACAGGACGTCGGTATGGGTGTCCTCATGGAAACTGGCGGTATAGAAGCCTTTCGCCTCCTCCTCTCCATGCCGGAACCTTTCAAAACTCCCTCCGGACACGACCTTGTTCCAGACGGATCGGGTATGGACGTGGCCATTGAAGATCCGGCACTTGACCTTCGGAGCGATCTTGTCATAGTCCAGGCAGTTATGGGGTCGGGTCGGGAGACCTGGAGGCAGGAGATGATCCCAGTACCCATGGCAGCAGGCGTAGTCCACCGTCTCCAGATGGGCGGCGTTGATCGCCGTCAGGACGGACTCCGTGACATCCTTGCAGGGGATGTCGTCCGGACAGTAGACGATCGTCATGCCGTTCGGGAACTTCTCCACCTCGATCTTGTCCAGGACTCTCACGAGAGGCAAGCCGTCTTTCTCCGGTAGGGCGGACGCCCGTTCGACGAACAGGCGGTTCTGGTAGCGGTCGTGGCTGAACGTCCCCCGCAGGATCCTTAAATAGATGCTTTTCTCCCCGACAAGATCCAGGAGCTTGTCGATGATGTAGATGGAGGCGACGCCTGCGTCGCTGTTGATGTTCAGAAGACAATCAAAGAAATCCCCGCCTAGCAGGATGAGGTCGGAATCCGACATCTCCGGCCAGGCGATGGTCTCCAGGTTGTCCACCAGCCGTTTCAGCTGGATTTTAGGGTTGCCGACATGGATGTCGGTCAGGAACGATATCTTCATAAAGGCACTTCCTTGCTGACAATCTGGACAGGCCCTGTGCTCTGCCCCATGGATGGTATCGAATCCAATTCTTTTATGATCTCTGCCGTGCCTTCGATTGTGTTCCGGGACTCATGGACACCCGGGACACGGTCCGCCATCTCGGCCGCCTTTCGTCTGGCTTCATCCAGCTTGGCGTTCGGGTTGACGGCGTCGATGATGGCTCCCACCCGCTCCCCGAAGGCCTTCTGCTTGTGACCGAAGGTATCCTCCAAGTTCATGGTCGCCAAGTTGGTGAAGGCCTGCAACGCGTTGACGCCACCGTCACCTGCCGCATTGACGGCGTTGAACGTCGCAAAGACAGGAGGCAGCGTATAAACGAGATTCTCGTCCGAAAGCAGTTCCTGGACCGTGGCGGCCGCCGTGCTTCGGACTACATAGACGGGATGGAACTGGTCGATCCGTGCGAAATAATCCTGGATGGTCTCCGAGACAGAATCAGGGGACCTGGACTCCATCATGTCCTTCCGGAAGAGAACCATGTACTTCTTGGTGAACTCGTCCAGGGTCATGACATTCTTCTTGAACTTGTTCGTCTCCAGGATCCGGCGGATGTGCGCCTGGTTCTCCGGGGAGATGTCGGCGAAATTGATGTCGGATTCAAAACTGTTGAACGCCATAACGCATCACGCCCCCTTGTAGATGAAGAGGTTGGAATCGTCCTTCCGGACCTTGTCCAGAGTGACGACATCCTGCCCGAGGTTGTCGCGGATGTGGATGACCATCGTGTAGTTGTCGGGGTTCCCCTCGTCCTTGATCGTATCAATGACACAGGAGTAGTCCGAGTAGAAACGCTGCACGGCGGCCGACAGATACTGCTGAAGGGCCGGGACGAGTTTCTCCGGGTCCTCCGTATACTTGGCCATGCTCTTCCGCATGGACATGAGCTCGTCGTCCATCCATGAGGAGACGTAGCCAGGGTTGTACATCAGGAACTTCAACAAGTAGATCATCTGGTCAGACCGGTTGGTCAGAACCGGATGGTTGAGGTCCAGAGTCGGGATGACGCCAATGGGTGGCATGATAAGGTACCTCCGTCTTAAGTGAACAAATCGTGTTTATCTCGTCGCATAGAATCCTTCATCCCGCAGGATTTTCACTTCGCAAAAAAGAACGGCGGATGCCCGCAGGGAGGATGTGCTCCTCCCTGCGGACGTCCATGACTCACTTCTTCGGTTTCCCGATGAGGTTCGAGAGGTCTGTCGGGTCCCGGTGCTGGCCGTTCTCCGACAGTTCCTGGTAGATCATCTCGGCGAGCCAGCGCCTGGACTTGTCGATCGCATCCAGCTGGTCCTCCGTCAGATCCGGATCCGTGGTCCGATATTCCCACGTGATGTAGTCCGGAGTCTCCTCCGGGTGCCCCGGGACGATGGTGATCCGACCGTTGTTGATCAGACGACCATAATAGTCCTCCTCAGGCAGGCTTTCGGGGTTCCAACCCCATCCCCAGATCATCCCCTGCTCGAACATGTCTCGCATGACCGGCATCATCAGCATCGGGACCTGCATGCACTGTGGTATGCAGGCGAGGTCGTGCTCGTTCGTGATGGGCATGTAGATGTCCGGGTTGAAGATCCTCTGGGTCGTGTTCAGGACATAGTCGTCGGATTTCTGGATCTCCGTGTTCAGGAGATTCATGAAGTTCTGGTACTCGTCCTTGTACGGGTCGTTGGCCAGGCCAAAGGCCACGGTGTTGGTCCCCCATCTTGCATTGATCTGGGTGAGAATGTCCTGGGAGTGGACATTCCCGATCATCGCGCCAAGCGACGGAACGGAATCTATCTCGGTTAGAGGCGCCACATACATGGTTGCGCCTCCTTACGGATTCTCCGCCTCAGGTTTCTGCTCGCCTGTGTCCGTCTCCTCTTCGTCGGCGGGAGGAGCTTCACCTCCCAGATCGATCTCCGCAGGAGGATCCGGGAGTCTTTCACTGTCTTCCGAACCACACTGCTCGGCGGTGTCCGTCTCATCCTCAGGGCACTTTCCGTCGTCGCTCGGGAGGGTATCGCCTTCATCCGTTTCGACGTCGTCGTCGATGACATCGACAGGCTCACCTGGATCTTCGTCTTCGGAGGCCGGAGCCCCACTGATTTCGTCTTCAGCTTCCGGTGCGATGCAGTCGCCACCTTCCACTTTACAGGTGCCCTCGTCGGCCTCTTCCAGACGACGACGGCGCTTCGGGACGAACCGACCGGAGGCCACGAGCTTGTCCATGAGAACATTGAAGATCCCATGGAGGTTGTTGATGTTCGGACGTTCCGCCAGGGGATCGCCCAGGTCGACGCCGAAGACCTCTTCGCAGCTCATGATGAGCCCCTTGATGTCCAGATCGTCGAATTTCAGATACTCAAACGTGTGGTCCAGCTTCGGCTGATAGGACGTATCGCCGAACTGGAGGCGGCACAGTCTGAAGTATGCGCTAACAATGTCTTGTTTGGTCAGTGTGTGTTCCATTGCCTCTCCTTAGGAATCTTCTTCTACGTCTGCAAGCCATCCGTTCAATGCCTGGGCCGCCTGGGTCGTGATCTGCACGTCAGACGAGATCAGCGAGTCGGCTGATCCGAGCAATACGTTCATCGGATGGATGCTTTTTAGTCTATACGCCATGTCCATCTCCTTGATGGACAACTGATGCATTTCGTCCCCGTCGAAATCGAAGTTCGGGGCTGGTGCTATCAGTGGCGATATGGACAGGGTCACATCTTCGTACTCCGTCTTGACCTTGGTGGCATACAACAGAAACATCGCGCCGTGTCGCAAGGACGGGTTTCGGCCGATGATCATCGGAAGACCCTTGTAGGGGCATTCCTCGATCAAGGTCGTGATGATTCTGTGGATGTCCGGATCAAAACGGGCGATGGCCCATGTCATTCGTTTCAACGCTTCCGGGAGCGTCAAGCGTTCCCGGTTCATCAGGACGTTCATGATCTCGAGGTTGTAGAGGGCGATCGCCTCCAGCCACGGGAGATACACTTCGTCCGCCTGGTGGATGCCTGGGATCGGCACGATGACCGCTCGGGCGGTGCAGTGCAGACGGGCACCCAGCAGCTGCTTCCGGATGAAGCCAGGCTTCTTGAGCAGCTTGCAGGACATGATGTTGTTTGTATAGTCCAGCATGGACGTATAGATGTCGTACATCCGGCTTTCGACCAGATTGTTCGTATACGTCGAGTGGTGGATCATGAAGATCAGATTGTTCAGATCGATCTTCGCTTGTACGATGTACTTCACGACGGTGTCGGCGAAGTTCATCGTGCCGGACTTGGTCAGCAGATGGAGACTGCTGTTCAATATCGGGATGTGCCTGAAGAAAAGACGGTCCTTGAACTTGTCCAGGAACTGGAGCACCAGATCCGTCTTCTTCCGCTCCGCTGGCGTCTGGAACTTCTTGTACTGGGTTGCGAACCAGTTGATGATGTCCCAGAAGTGGTCGTAGAAGTAGGTCATGCCCTGCTGCATGATGCCCGCCATGTCTTGCGGCATGTTGGCCTTCACGTTTAGCAGGGTCGGCAGGATTCTGCCGGCCTTCTTGAACGACCCAAGCCAGTTGTCCAGGACGCCATAGGCGACCGGATGCAGGAGCGGCGGAAGATAGTCGGGTATCTCCAGCCATGTCTTGAACTTCAGCTCGTCCGCGAAGTTGGTCTTGACCTCCGTATGGCACTTCGGACAGATCGTCTTGGTTCCTTCCCAGAAGTTTCCGGAAAGATAACCGCACTCGCAGGACGAGATATTGGTGAGCTCTTTCGAGCCATCGTGGAAGAATGTCTCGATCTGGGCCTTCATCAGGTCCTTCTGGACGCTTGCTTCCGCACCGCACGGGATGATTTTGGCATCCGGATCCTCACGGAACAACTCGTCGAAGTTCTTGAGTTCCAGATAGGCGAGATCCCCTTGTGACATGTTCTGTGTATGCCTCCTTGAGGGTTGAATTCAACATAAGAGGCAGGGCTCCTGATAGTTGCCACAGGAGCCCATCTGAAAGGAGGTCCGGAGGGATGACTTGTCGAGTCCCTCCGGCCTTGAAATCTTAAGCCGCGTTCAGACTACCAGCCCATGCCGCCACGGTTGTAGTAGCCCATGGTGCCGACCTGGCCACCATAGACACCGCCGTAGATGGAGTTGGCGCCGCCGATCGGCGTGTTGTACTGGCCGAGGAACTGACCGAAGTCGATGTTCTGGTTGACCGCCAGATCCGCCTGATACTGGAGGATGCCGGAGACCAGGTTCGCCAGCGTGTTGATGTACTGGCCGTTGAAGACGACGGTCGTGACACGGTACAGGGACTTGACGGTGTCTTCGCCGTAGATGGCGGCGACATCCTGCAGATGCTGTGCCGGCTGGACACTGGACTGGTCGAGCATGCGTTCGCAGCGACCAAAGTCCTGGATCTCCGTGATCGTGTTGATGTAGTCGGCCGTACGGGTATCCGTGAGGACGCCGTCGCGGGTATACGTGCCTTCATAGTTGACGAAGGACGTGAGGACCGGGCTGACGGACGCGGGCATGTAGACGATCGGATTGCCGTTGGCGTCCGTGTCGCCGAAGAAGCGCTTGAGCTGGGCGTTGACGTGGTCCATGGCCGGGTTCGTCGGATCGTTCGTGACGTAGTTCGCCAGACCCGGGATGGTCGCACGGCCTTCGGCGAAGTCGATCGCCAGCCATGGCACATCCTGGATGACTTCCGGGATGCGGTCGCAGTTCTCGAACCAGTCGAGGGACTGCTGGCCGTTGGCGTCGGTCACGATCTTCAAGCGGCCGAGGTTCGGGCCCTTCTGCGTGCCTGTGCAGTACGGAGCCAGCCACTTACGGGACTGGATCACGGTACCGGCGACGATCGGCAGCGCCAGGGAGAGCATGTCGAAGCTCGGGACGGTCGCCATGACTTCGGTGATGACGACAACCGGGACGAAGCGGATCGGGTTGTAGACGGCGCCGATCGGCTGAGGATTACGGATGCGCATGATCTTCGTGTAGCCGGTGATGGCCATCATCGGCAACAGGTTCTGGTCGCGGTTGTTGAACATCTGCTGATGGAGCGGCTGGACCTTGCGGGAGACCGTGACGCCCCAGTCCGCGCGCTGGCGGTACTTGTGCGGAGAGTTGCGGCTGATGAACGTCAGCGCCTGCTGCAGGTCGGCCTGGGCGACGACCTGGATGGAGTGGAAGGACGTGCGGTCCAGGCGGTTCTCCGGCGTCGTCGCCTTGAAGGAGTTGACGATGAAGGACGCCATGTTCTCGACGAGGCCGTAGTCATAGTCGCAGATGTTGACGTACTCCAGCAGGGCGTAGTCGGGATGGACATCCTGCAGGCACTTCGCGAGATCGATGATGTAGTCGCCGGCGGGGACGTAGGGCTGGGAGGTGACGAACGATTCGTTGAAGATGACCATGAAGGCCTGCTTCGTCACGTGGTCCAGCGCCACGAGCGTCTCGATGCGGTGGCCGAGGGATTCGACCGTGATGGTGTTGTCGCTCTTCTGGGCGAGCAGGGCGGTCAGGTCGGCGACATACTTCTTGCCGTCCTGGGAGAGGGCGGTGGCCTTCTGCATGTTGGCTTCGATCTTGTCGAAACCGGGGGCCGTGGCGGTGTTGCGGATTTCGGGCTGTTCCTCGACAACGGCGCCGGGGATGACTGTGCCGGCAGGCGTGCCGGCGGGCTGGGCTTTAACTTTGCTACCGATTCCCATGGTTCTTTTCCTTTTTGTTTTTGATGTTGTACAACACATCGGACAACGGGTCCGATCATTATGGTAATATATAGGCAAATGACAGATGGAGCGGATTTCGGCATTTTATGCCAATTCGCTCTATAATTTTACATTTCCACCAGGGAGGACCCTGATTTATGATACTAAGCTACATGTTGGACCGGATGGAGGACGGGCATCCCCGTCCCGTTCCGGACTGGACCCGGATGATCCGGACAATCCAGAACAGGACGGACCACTACACGGACCGGGTCGTCCAGGGTGTCATGACGACATCCCCGTGGGAGGTGCTCCTGTCCCGGATGATCGCTAAGATCCCTCTCTATCTCGGAGACGAAAAGGACGATGTCAAGATCATGGCGGAGGCCATGGGGCATGTCAGGGATACGCTCGAGATGGAGCTTGCACCTGGAGACACCTTGAAGGAGCGGGACGCGTGCTTCACCGCATCCAATAACGGGACCGCCAAAGAAATTATTGTCCCTTGCAGTTCCTCCACGCCGCTGATGGACCTCCCCGTCGGGAAGCCTCTGGCGGCATGGAAGGACGTGCATCCAGTCCATATCCTCTACAATGACAGCCTGGAGCTGTGCTCCAGATGGACCGGGAGGCAGTTCGTCTACTCGGACGACCCTCCGGAGGAGGTCATCGTCTCGATCGACGTACCGGCCCTGATCCTGAAGTACATTGCGGCGTTGAAGGACTATGACTCGATTCCAAACTTCCCCCGGAGTCAGTTCATCCGCAAGCATCTGATCGACAACCTCTATGAGGATATCGTGAGATGCTGGGTGTTCCGTATGCTAGAGGAGATGGTGACGGAGGGACATGTGGATTCC